CAGCGGGGGGCTCGCTCGACCTGCGCTCCCTCACCAGTCTCCCCGAGGGGGTCACCCTGTCAGCGGGGGGTTCGCTCTACCTGTCCTCCCTCACCAGTCTCCCCGAGGGCACCAGCCTGTCAGCGGGGAACTGGCTCAACCTGCGCTCCCTCACCAGCCTCCCCGCCGGGGTCAGCCTATCGGCGGGTGGCGCGCTATATCTGTCCTCCCTCACCAGTCTCCCCGCCGGTGCCAGCCTGTCGGCGGGGGGCAGGCTTGACCTGTCATCACTCACCTCCGAGGTGCAGGCGTACCGAGGGCAGTCGATCCGCCTGCGCATGATCGACGGCGTCTGCACCCGGCTGATCTCCCGCCGGCAGGTCGGCGAGGTCGCCGTGTGGCGTGCGCAGTATTTCCGTGGCGACCCGAAGAACGACGAGCGCTGCTATATAGCGCAAGTCGGCGACACCTACGCTCACGGCGATACCGTCGAGCGGGCGCTGCGGGACCTCCGGTTCAAACTGGATAAGCAGCGCCCGGTCACCGAGGTTGTAGCAGCCATCCACCGGCGAGGCACGGTCACGTTCAACGACTATCGTACCATCACCGGCGCGTGCGAGAGAGGCCTGCGTGAAGGCTTGCGGGCACGGGGCATCGACCCCGACACACCCGAGTTGCCGCTCGCCCAGGTGCTGGAGCTGTGTCGTGACGGCTACGGCGGAGAGACGTTTCGGAAGGCGATGGGAATCGGCGATTCCCACAAATAATGGAGAGAAGGCGATGAAACTTAAGCGCGACGACATCGAACACTTGATCGCCGTGCCGGAGCATATCTCGGCAATCGCCGCAGCCGTGGCTTCGGATCTTTTGTATGGCCCGAAGCGCGTTTGGCTCAAGGACGGGACCGCGGAGAGCTTCGACGAGGATCTCGTCTACTCTTACGGAGAGTACCCCGATGACGAGGAACGGCAGCCTTACCTTGCCGACGACTGGTACGGCATGCTCTATACCAGCCCGGCGGCGGATGCTTTGAGCGCCTTCATCGATGCCCTGCCGCAGCTGTACATTGATGAGGATGGTTGCGTCACTGACAGTGAGCCGTCGTCGGACCCGATGGATTACATCAATGAGGACGACGAGTATGCGGTGCATGATGCGCACCGCAGGATCGAAATACCCGAGTACTGGGAGATCGACAGGCGCGGTGTTGTCGAGGTCTTGTTCGGCCGCACGATTGCGAGGGAGTTTCGCTGATGAGCCTGGAGATATGCACGATGCTCGTGCTCAGCACCGAGCACCTTGACCCCGCTGCGCGCAGAGCGCTCTCCGACGGCGCGGTGATTGCCTACGAGAAGGGCGAGTACGGGTGGTTTGTGTACGCGGGCAGCGCGGCTGCGGGACCGGATCTTGCCCCGCTGCGTGCCGTCTTGTCCTTCGCCGCGCATCACGGTGCGGAGTGGGTATGCTTTGATCGCGATGGGCCAGTCGTCGAAACGCTGGCTCGATGGGAGTGGTGAGCTATGTGCTTTGGACAATACAGCAGTATGGCCCGGCCCCGCATGTCGAAGCGGGACATGGTGGCGGGCGCGCAGCAGCGTCACCCGGATGGTACGGTCATCGACGCGATCAAGACGGACAACAACACGCTCTGTTATCGCATCGCCGAGACCGGAGAGAAGTTCTGGTCGTTCTTCGACACGGACATCGTCCGCCTTTATGCCGGGGGCATGCGCATCGAAGTTAGCACCGGGGGGTACAACACGCTCACAACACGGGCGCGGTTGAGCGGCATCCTCCACGCGCTGGGTGCCGGTGGGGTCCACACCAACAAGGGCGTGATCCATTTCCGTTGGCGAGTCGGCGGCGACGACGACTACCTAACCGTACCGTTCAACGAGCGCCTGTGGATCGACCTTGAGAAGCGCAGTGTACGCACGGACACGGCACCCCGGAAAATCGGCAGGGTGACCGCCTTGATTGATGCCTACATGCGCGCATGGAGAGAGCGCGGCCTGCCGCCAGACAGCAGGGGTGATCCGTGGGTATTCCTGCCGCCATCTGGTGCTCCACAGGTCGGCCCCGAAACCATGATGGATTGGGTGGGAGGGCGCTATGTGTTTCGTAACCTTTACGCATACGCGCTCCTTCATGCAGGCGTCAGACGAGAAGCCGTCGCGTATTTCCTTGCTGACGCAGATCGTCGGGGTCTGGGCAAAACGGATCTGCGTCGCATCCGCCGCTACGTTCGCCACAACTTAGGGAGGAACTGATGACCCTTCTTGACGAGTTCGACGCGTATCTCAAGGCGCGCGCGGTGCAGTTCCGCCGCGAAGGCGCGGCCTTTACGGTAGGGGGTTCGCTCAACCTGCGCTCCCTCACCAGTCTCCCCGCAAGCGTCAGCCTGTCAGCGGGGGGCTCGCTCGACCTGCGCTCCCTCACCACGCTCCCCGAGGGTGTCAGCCTGTCGGCGGGGGGTTCGCTCGACCTGCGCTCCCTCACCACGCTCCCCGAGGGTGTCAGCCTGTCGGCGGGGGGTGGGCTCAACCTGCCCTCCCTCACCAGCCTCCCTGCGGGCGTCAGCCTGTCGGCGGGGAGCTGGCTCGACCTACGCTCCCTCACCTCCGAGGTGCAGGTGTACCAAGGGCAGTCGATCCGCCTGCGCATGATTGACGGCATCTGCACCCGGCTCATCTCCCGCCGGCAGGTCGGCGAGGCCACCGTGTGGCGTGCGCAGTTTTTCCGTGGTGACCCGAAGAACAACAAGTACTGCTATGTGGCGCAGGTCGGCGACACCAGCGCTCACGGCGACACCGTCGAGCGGGCGCTGCGGGACCTCCGGTTCAAGCTGGACGAGCAGCGCCCGGTTACCGAGGCTGTGGCGGCCATCCACCGGCGCGGCACGGTCACGTTCAACGACTATCGTGTAATCACCGGCGCGTGCGAGAGCGGCCTGCGCGAAGGGTTGCAGGCACGGGGCATCGACCCCGACACGCCCGAGCTGCCGCTCGCCCAGGTGCTGGAGCTGTGCCGTGACGGCTACGGCGGCGAGACGTTTCGGAAGGCGATGGGAATCGCCGATTCCCACAAATAACGGAGAGAAGGCGATGAATAAGCAGGAGATGGCCGAACTTATGGCTGCGGAAAAGCTGGAGATCAGCAGCGTTTTTGTTCCGCATTCGGTGTCGCGCAACGCTGCGAACAAGCCATGCCTGAATTGGAAGGTCACGCTCAAGCGTGCAGGGCGTGAGGTTCTCACCTGTGACTACGGTGCGGGTACGGCGCATTGTCCTGCGTTTGGTACCAAGGCGCCTCGTGCGTGGTACGGCACAGACAAGGCGTGGCGTGAGCAGGCGACCGCGTTCGAATGCGAGAACGGGTACGCAGCCAAGGCGTTCTTGACCTCGCAAGCGTTGGTGCGTGACAAGGCCCGCCCCATCCTGCCAGACAGCGTCGACGTGCTTTACAGCCTGCTACTGGATGCCAGCGTTCTTAACCACCCCACCTACGAATCGTGGGCGCCGGAATTTGGATACGACGTGGACAGCCGAAAGGGTGAGCAGCTGTACCGGGCCTGCCAGGAGATCGCGTTGAAGCTGCGCGCCGGGCTTGGCGATACGCTTCTTGCGGATCTGACAGAAGCCTTTTCGGAGTACTGACCATGAGCGGAACTGAGATCTACAATGCGCACGGTTGGACCGTAAAGGAGTACTACAATGGCGGCGCCTACCTGATCGAGCATGAGTCGGGTGGAGCCTGCTTTCTTCAGGGCGACGATGCCGCAGAGTTTGAACGAGAGTTCTGTGACGATTGCGGTTACGCAATCGAGGGCACCATGCCGGACGGTACCCCGAAGGCAGTTATCGTGTTGCAAGGGTACGCAAATGCGCTGGTCGTGGAATACGGACGATGGGCACCGAAACGCTAACACGAGGCGAGCTTTTTCGGGCGACCTTACGAACCAAGGAAAACAGGAAATGAGATTCATCCCCCAAAACGTGAGTGACCATACAGGGGCGTTCGACGTCGAGCTGGTCGGCTTCGGGCGCATCGCCCATGTCGATCCCTGGGGCGTCGATGATACCACTGCGTTTCGCAATCTGATCTGCTCGGCGCCTGACATGCTGGCGGCGCTGGAACTTGCCGAACTTTTCATGTCCGGCTTCGAGGGTGACGAGATGCAAGACGACATGCCCGCGCATCTTGCGACGATCCGCGCCGCCATCGCCAAAGCCAGAGGAGAACGAGCGTGAACCAATTCGACATGTATCCCCGCGGCCGAAGCCAGAGCAAAAGCGCTGCTGGTTGCTATTGACAGTATCGGAGCAGACCAATGAAAACAGAGGAACCACCCCGCATCGTACGGACCCGGCACAGGCTCGACGTGGGCGAAAGCGGTCGGCATATGCTGCTGCCTGGAGAGGACGTGCGCCTGGCGGCCAAACGGCTGCGCTCGGCCTACCGGCAGTGGGGGGTCCGTCAGACCCCGCAGCAGCGGTTCCGCGTGTGGTTGTTCACGCCGGACCACCAGCCGGTGCATGAGCAAGGCGCCCGCAGCATCATCGTTGAGCGGGTGCTTTGATGGTACGGCCGATCTTCCTGGCCTGCGCTGCCGTCTTCGCCGCTTGTTCTGCTTTGGTGTTCGTCGACGCTTGCCGCGCATGGCGGTGCCCCCAACTGCGGCGCATCGCCGCCGTCGACCTCGTTATGGCTGCCGTGTGCATGACGACAGCAGCCTTTATGGTCGTCACCGTTTCGCTGGCACGTTGACGATCAAGCCCGACAGAAGCTAGTGTAGCCCCATCAGGAGCCCCCATGACTGATACGTCCAACGCGCCCACGGCGCTTAGCAGAGCCTTTCTCACCACGCGCGTAGCCCGCGCACTCATGCAGAATTTCCCCGGCACGGGGGACTTCGCGGCGCGCAGGCTCGCATCGGAAATCATCACGATCATCGAAGACCACCTGCGCGACGAGCGCAGCCAATCCCTGGCAGGAGAGCCCAAATGACACAGACAGAACGCCCTACGCTTACGGATATCCTTCGCGCGACTGACGAAGGTATGGCAGTCGACGCTGCCGCAGCTGCGCAGCGCGCCGCCATGCAGGCCGCCGCATCCCGCGACAGAGAAGCGGTTCAGACCGCGCGCGCCAAGCTCCCGTTTCTCTACGCCATGATGGAGAATTTCGTTCGAGAGGCGGGCGCCCACGTCCGCGGGGGTAACGTGCTCGGCTACTCCGAGACGTGCCTGCGGGCTGCCATCAGCGAAGCGCTTACGACCTACGCCTTGCAGGTCTACAAGGAACAGGCGCAAGACGCCGCTGCACTGGTGCGGTCGATGACTGTGATGCAGGACTCTCGCGCCGCGGAGGCATGAGCCATGGGCCAGCACGGTACAGTCGCAACCCGGCTGCACCCCCTGCAAGAGCTGGGCTACGCCACCGATCTCGACGTACAAGCGCACTACGTGATCCAGCCAGGCGCGCCGGCCATTACCGTCATGTCCCGGTTGGACCCAGGGGTACTGGCCGGAAGCAAGTGTATATTGAAGCCGTTCTGGTGAACGGCGCCGCAGGCGGTGATCCGACGATCATCCCTCGGCACATCAAACTCTGAGAGGATACCATGCCCGATCTGATACACGCGGCAGCGCTTTTCGTCGCCGTGTTCTGGAACTACCGTTTTGTTGGGGGTGGGGCGGTGACGGTCGACTTCGACCGCGACGGAGAGGAAGACTTGGGGCGAACGGCCCGGTTTCTGCTGGTGACCGCCGCGCTGCTGGGACTGGCCGTGCTCGCCCACGAGGCTGCGTGGAAGCCGCCCGTGCTTCGCGAGGTCGTGCTTTTCGTCGCCATCCCGACGGTGCTGCATCTGCTCTGGCGGTTTGGTGAGATCGGCCACCTGTACTGTGACCCGCCACACCGCGACCCGAGCACATTCTACGGACGCTTCTTGCTGGAAGGGATGGGCGGCGACCGGGATAACGCCCTGATCGCCCGCACCGCCGTGCAGGCAGGGCTCTCATGCTGGGTGGTTGCCGGCGTTCTCGGACTGTCGGGCTTTGTCACGACGACGAGCTTCGCCTTTTTTGGCACCGTCTACGTGGTGACGATTGGCGCCATGGTCGGCATGGTGGTCGCCTACACCCCAGCCGCAGATCGTGGCCCGCGATGCATCGACGTCCCGCGGGCCGAGCGAGTCGCGGGCTTCCTGCATGCCGCGGTGTCCGCGGCGTTTTTCTTCTGCACTCTTTGAGGTGACCTATGACCAAGATCAGCATGGATATGGCGCACAGGATTGCCGTTGCGCTCGTCGACAGGACGCATGGCCCCGAGCAGGCGGGGGCTAGGGCCGCATACCAAGCCGCCGTGGCCGCAGCCTACGCCGCGGTTATGACGCCTGAGGTGGCTCGCGCTATCGTAGCCATACCGACCGCTTTTCTGTACCCGTACGGGAGCGCGCGTGTCACGCCGGACGACGGCAGCGCCAACGTGCACTGCGTACACCCAGGAGAAGGCGCGCAGGGGTGGCATGGTGTGCGTCTCATACCAGCGCACCTTTATTCCGCGGTAACAGCGGCCCGAGCCCGTCAGATCAGCGCTGCGGAAGCCCGAGGAAAGGCCGTAGATCAGGTTGCCGCAACCGTCCGCGCGTACGGCACGGTCAAGCGCTTGTTCGCCGGGTGGCCCGAGGTCGAGCCCGTTGTCCGCCCACTGCTCGATGGTGGCGCAGGACCCAAGCCCCTGCCCCTCGTGCCGATAGCGCAGCTCAACAAGCTCTGTGGCCTCCCTGTCGAGGGGGGCTCGACATGACGCGCGCAGCAAGCACCCTCCTGCCGATCCTGCTGGTCGGGTGCGCCAGCTCTCCTACAGGATCGGCCTACAACAGAGCCGAGGTGTATGCCAGCACGGTGGGTGTGCGCCCGAGCCTCGCAACGTATGTCATGCGGCGCGAAAGCGGCGGCAACATGCGCGCCCGTGCAGCGACGTCGTCTGCGACAGGCGCGATGCAGGTAATCGACGGCACCGCCGCCGCGATTGCCCAGCGTCCGGTCAGCCGGTCAGAGCGCATGACAGACACCGGCATCAAGCTCGGCGTGGCCTATCTTGCGGCGTGCCAGCAAGCCCTGCCAGGTCGCAGCGACCATGTGGTATGGCGGTCCTGCTACTACTGGGGCCATGCCGCTGCCGGCGCGGATATCCGTGTGGCGCAGGCGGCATTTCAGAAGATGGAGGGGCGATGGTAGCGGCGCGTAAGCCTGCCCACGCCCTTGGTGATGGGCGTGGGTGCGTGTGCCCCGCGTGCGAGGGCTCGGTGTCTTCGGTCACTGAGACCAGGTCGCATGGGGGTAAAGTCTTCCGCCGGCGGCAGTGTCGGTGCGGGTTCGCCTACACTACGGTCGAGGAAGTCATCGACCGCAGCATCCGTGAAATGATTAAACCTTTAACCTACAAGAAAGTCAGGAGCAGCAAATGAGACTTGGTTCGTTGGCGGGTGTTCTCACCATGATGGTCGGAGGTGGCCCGCAGCGTGGGCGCAAGAGCGCGGCCCCGAAGGGGGTGCTGGTCGCCGATCCGCTGAACAAGCGGGGCAAGTTCAACGCGCACACGAAGGCGTGGCGGCTGCAGCACCCTGCGCCACGCCCCAACTGCCGCGCCGAGCTTGCAGGCCGGGTGGTCACAGGCAAGACGGGGTTCATTTACCCCGGCACCGCCCAGCGCTGAGGCACGCGCCATGCACGTCTTGACCCTCGACTTCGAGACCTACTGGACATCCGCTGCCGAGGGCTACACGCTCTCAAAAATGCCCGCGGCCCTGTACGTCATGGACGAGAGGTTCAAGGCGCATGGATGCGCAGTGAAGCTGGACGCCGGCCCCTCACGCTGGGTGTCGCACGCCCAGCTGCCTGCGTTCTTCGCCCAGGTGCCATGGAAGAAGGTGTTCGTGCTCGGCCATAACATGGCCGGGTTCGACGCCCTGATCCTTGAGTGGATCTACGGCTGCAAACCGCTGGGGTACATCGACACGATGTCGATTGCCCGTGCGGTGTTGGGCGTCAAGGCCCCAAGGTTTTCCCTCGACGGCTTGGGCGAGCACCTGGGTCTCGGAGGCAAGCAGTTCAAGGACGCTCTCACAAACACGAGAGACATCCGCGACCTGCCGCCAGCAGTCGAACGCGCACTGGTGCCGTATGCGATTCGCGACAACGACCTGTGCTACGCGATCTATTGTAAACTGCGTGCCCATATCCCGCCGCAGGAGTGGGCCGTCATCGACTGGTGCGCCAAGGCGGCGTGCCGACCTACGCTCGCCCTCAACGCGGATCTCTTGTGGGAGGCGCACGACGAAGAAGTCGCGCGCAAGAAGGCGGTGATCGCCGGGGTAGGGTTCGGCGACTATGAGAAGGGCAAGCGGGTGTTCAACTCGAATGACCAGTTTGCTGCCCTGATAAAACCCCTGCTTGACGTCTACGACATTCCGATGCCGATGAAGCCGTCGAAGGGTAAGTCGAAGGCCGGCGAACTTACCTACGCTTTCTCGGCCTCGGACGAAGAATTTGTCGACCTGCAAGAGCACGAGGACGAAGAACTCGCAGGGCTGGTGTCTGCCCGCCTCGCTGTCAAGGGTTCCATCGTCGAGACGCGTACACGGCGGATGGCCGAGGTCGGCGACGCCATGCCTGGCAGCCTGTGGCCCGTCGGCCTGAACTACAGCGGGGCGATGGCGACGCACAGGTACAGCGGCTCGGCTGTGGGTGGCGGGAATTGCTTGTCGGGAGATTCTGTACTATGGGTCTTCGACGAGTTTCTAGGCATGCGTCGCATAGCTTTGCGGGACCTGAAAGACTACCAGCTGGTTTGGGATGGAGAGCACTTTGTTCAACACGGCGGGCTTGTCGAGCAGGGAGAGCGAGAAGTTATGCGCTATGGCGGCCTTGTGGGAACGCCAGATCACCGCGTCTACACCGACCCCGACGCCGAGCCGACTGAGCTATCTGCGGTCGCAGCGGCTGGCGGCCGGATCGCGGTGGTTGATCCGCCTACGGCGCTCGACGCTCTCGCTGCCGCACGACTGCTCGCTGCCCTCTACCCAAACGAGGATGAGGCTGATCTGTGACTGCGGCCGGACGGCGCACGCCCGCTTGGCAGATGTCGCAACGACCGACCACGTACTGTCTTGCCGTGCCTGCACTACTCGCAGGCGTATGAGCACTCCTGAGGCCAAGGCACAGGCCGCGGCAAACATCGGGGTGGTGTACACCGGATACAGAGACGCGATGCGGGCCAAGCGCGGGGGTGCGGGGGCTTCGGACAAAGCATTCGCGGCCCTTGTGCGGCGCATGTCAGGGGCAAAGAAAAGGTGCACCGACATGCGCTGCGCTGACTACCCGCTGTACGGTGGCCGGGGCGTAAAGTTTCTTTTTGCCTCCAGCGCCGACGCCGCACGATGGGTAGTGGCCAATCTAGGGTATCCCGCACCGGGGCAGAGTTTGGACCGCGTAGATAACGCCAGGCACTACGAGCCGGGCAACCTGCGCTGGGCCGACGACCGAACGCAGGCGCGTAACAAGCGCCCTTACAGACGTCGGGACCAAGGTGAGCGTATCCGCGCCCTGCAGAGGGCGGGGTCGCCTTTCGGATACGAGACTTTAAGGGGCTTCATTCGGGCCGGCATGGCAGATGAGCAGATACTGGCGCGGGTGAAAAGTAAAAGCGGGAGAAAGCCGACGACATGGAAGTGCAACGAGAACAAACCTACGACATCCTGAACTGCGGTCCAAAGTTCCGGTTCAGCGCAGACGGCCTGCTGGTTTCCAACTGTCAGAACCTCAAGCGCGGCTCCAAGATGCGCGATGCAGTCATCGCACCCGAGGGCTACATCGTGGTGGCCGGCGACCTGTCGCAGATCGAGCTGCGTAATTCTGCCTATATGGCAGGCCACGACGACATCCTCGACATGCTGCGCCGGGGAGAGGACCTGTACAGCTATTTCGCGTCGCACGTCTACGAGCGCCCGATCGACAAGAAGAAGGACCCGGAGGAACGGCAGATCGGTAAGGTGGCCGTCCTTTCGCTGGGGTACGAAGCCGCGTACGAAGCCTTCATGCGGATGCTGCTGGTGCAGGCCAAAAAGAAAGTGACGCCGGAGTTCGCCCAGCACGTCGTCAAGACATACCGCGAGACCTACGCGGGCTACCCGGACGCATGGCGCCGGTGCCGGTCGATCCTTGCTGCGTGGTGTCGGGGTGATCTTCCGCCGGAGGACCGCCTGATCCGCCTGCCGCCATCGTACACGTTCGGTGTAGCAGAAATAACAACGCCATCGGGACTCAAGCTGAAGTACTATGGGCTGGAGCAGCGTAAAATCTACAACCGGTTTGCAGGTAGGTGGGCGTATGCATACGTATACCCATCAGAAGAACGCAAGAAAGCCTTCTGGTTGACAGACGAGAGCGGTGCAGTTATAGATACTACCACAAAGTATCAGAAGATACACGGCTCGTTACTATTCGAGAACCTTTCGCAGAACGGCGCGCGCGAAGTCATGGCACATGTGCAGGCCCGGCTCCGTGCCGAGGCGCCGTGGATGCGACAAGCGCTACAGGTGCATGACGAGCTTGTCTGCGTTGTGCCCGAGCAGCGCGCCGCCGAGGCGGCTGTCAAACTGGTCGAGGTGATGAACAGCGACGTCCCATTCTGGCCGGGCCTTCCCATTGCGGCAGAGGTCGGTGTCGACAAGAGTTACGGTAAGTTGAAGAAGCTGCCCCCCAAGGAAATCATGGAGAAGTACGGCCGATGAAATGTGAGCACCTGACAGACCAAGCGATGCGCCTCGTGCAGGACGTCAACCGCGCGATGCGCGACCTTTCGGACGACGAGCTTCAAAGTCCGCTGGCGCAAGCCATAGCCGCCCTGGTTTACGACCATATCCTGGAGGGCCATCCTGTTGATCGGGCGGCCGAGTACGCCGGCACCAACGTGCAGATTCTCCGTCGTCGTGGAGGTCAGTGATGGGGGCCAGGAAAACAGAGATACGTCGAGTCCAACGGTCGGAGGCGGTGACCTCTGTCGCCCGCGCCGTGGCTGTGGTGATGTTCGCTGCTCACGCGGAGGGGTGGAGCTACCCGATCACAGTGCATAGCGTGCAGGTTTCGGATGAGCACTTCGACATCGAAGTGTCCTATGCAGGGAGCGCAAGCCGATGAGCTACGTTTGGAGCTACACCGGGCTGTCCCAATTCAAAACCTGCCCCTACCAGTTCTACCGGCAGACAATCAAGAAGGATGTTCCGAAGGAGGATACTGAGGCCCTACGCCTCGGGCGCGCCGTGCATTCGATGTTCGAACACCGCCTGCGGGACGGCACCCCGTTCCCGGCCAACATGGGGGCGTATGAGACTTTCGCGCGCCCGGTCCTGCAGTGGTCTGGCATGACCGACGTCGAGGTCAAGCTGGGGGTCAGCGAAGATTGGCAGCCGGCCGGGTTTTTCGAGCGGGACCGCGTCGCCGGGCGCGGCGCAATCGACGTTCTGAATGTGGACGGCGCGAAGGCGCGCGTTGTGGACTGGAAGACGGGCGGTAAAGTCAAGCCGGACGAGTGCCGGGCGCAGTTTCGCTTGAACGCTGCGATGGTCCTCTCGCACTACCCACAGGTCCGCACTGTGTACGGGTCGTGGGTTCATGTGGCGATCCGCAAGATCCACGATGATGGTCTTGAGCTGTCCCGCAGCGACGTCGGCGCCGTACAAAACCATGTCGCCCTGCAGATGGGGGATATCCGGCGGGCAGAGGATACAGGCATTTGGCCCGAACGCCCTTCCGGCCTGTGCCGGGGCTGGTGCCCCGTCCGAGACTGCAAACACTGGAAACCAAATCCGAAGGTGACACGATAGCCACTACCCCCAACGGCGTTCTTCGGGCGGCTAAGAGGACAACCAATGGCTGATATTGTCGATACACTGCGAAAACACGCGCTCTGGCCGGACGACTGCCGGGTGGACCACCGCGCTGATGCTATGAGAAGCGGCGCCTATGCGGAGTGCCGCCTGTCCACGCTCGTGATAACCCGACTGCCCACCAAGGAGGCACCCTGTGGCTGATACCCCGGAAGTGAAGGTTAAGAAGCGGCTGAAGGCGCTCTACAAGGAGCTGGGCATCCTCTGCGTGCAGCCGATCGGCACGGTGTTCACGCAGTCGGGCGTGCACGATCACATCTTGTGCGTTAACGGCATTTTTGTCTCGGTCGAAGTGAAGGCAGGGAGCAGGGGACCAACTGCGTTTCAAGAGCGCTTCGGCACAGCGGTTCTTGCCGCCGGCGGATTCGCCTTCTGCGTGAACGAAGTGACGTTCGACGCTGTGGCTACTGCGCTGCGGAACTGTTGCGCGGCGCAGACTTATGACAGCGCCTCAGACACTATGAACCGGCTCAGCTACGGCCTTTGTGAGATGGCTGGCCTCGATGGGTCACCTGGTGTCTACACGTTCGGAAGGAAATAGAGGCCATGTCCGTGCTGCACGCCCCCAAGCACCGCGCAGTCCTCGTGCCGGCGGATGAAGCCCCGCCCGGCTTGCGGGGGCGCGCGGTGACCTTCCGCCACAACGACTACGTAGCCTATCCGCACGACTACCAGACGACGCAGACGCTGCGGGCTTTCGGGCTCGCGGTAGATTCGCCGATGATGCACGGCGACTTCGAGTTTCGTGGTAGCTTCAAACCGTTCCGCCACCAGCGGATGACGAGCTCATTCCTGTCGCTCAACAGAAGGGCGTTTTGTTTCAACGACTTGGGCACAGGGAAAACTGCGAGCTGCATATGGGCCGCCGAGTACCTGCGGTCGAAGGGCCTTATCCGCCGCGTTCTCGTGCTCGCGCCGCTGACGACGCTGCGTGATGTGTGGGAGCGCGAGATCGCCAACTGCGCTCCGGGGGTACGCGCCGAAGTGATGCGCGGCGGTTCTTCCGTGTGCAGGGCGATTATCGAAAGCCCATCGCCGTGGCTGATCCTCAACCACGACGGCATTAAGTCCCGCTACGGGATGTTGATGAACGATAGCACGATCGACCTCGTGATCTGCGACGAGTCCACAGCATTCAAGACGCCGTCGTCGGATAGAACGAAGAAGTTCCTGCAGTATGTGTCCGCCCGGAACAAGTGGCTGTGGGCGCTGACCGGCACGCCGATGGCGAAGCTGCCGACCGACGTCTATACCACCGCGAAGCTCGTGTGCCCGGATAAAGTGCCCCCGTCTTTTCGCGCGTTCGAAGACATGACATGTATCAAAATCGGCCTGCACAAGGTCGTGCCGAAAAAAGGCGCAGTCGATTCGGTGATGGAGATTCTCTCTCCGGCGATACGATTCAACAAGCGCGAGTGTATCGACCTGCCGCCGGTCACCTTCAATGACCGGAAGGTCGAGCTCTCAGAAGAACAAGCGAAGCTCGTCAAAGACCTGCAGATCCGGTTCCGCGCCGAGGTCGGCGGGCGCAAAGTGGACGCGCTGACGGCCGCCACGCAGATGACCAAAGTCCTGCAGGTGCTGCAGGGCGGTATCATTACAGACACCGAAAAGCAGGAGGGTCAGATCGTCGGCGCTCCGCAGCGCATCACGGCGTTGCGAGAGATCATCGACGCGTCCAACTCAAAGACCCTCATCTTTGCGCCGTACAGGCTGTCCATCCGGTACCTTATGGCCGAGCTGGAGAAGGACTATGGTGCTCGGTTTATGGACGGCAGCGTGGGGGAACGGCACCGCGCCGACCTGCTGCGCGACTTCGAGCACGATCCGCAGTTCCAGGTATTCATCGCGCACCCGAAAACGGCGGCGCATGGCCTGACCCTCACGGCGGCGTCGACAATTGCTTGGTGGGGTCCGGTGTTCTCCGCCGAGGAGTACCAGCAGGCAAACAACCGCATCGACCGTCCGGGGCAGAGACACCATATGAGCATCTACAACTTGTACGCCCACCCGGTAGAGCAAAAGTTCTATCGGGCGTTAGGAGAGCGTATGGACCTGCAGGCTTTGTTGCTGAACGCCGTCAGCGAAATGTGAGGACCGTACGGACGCCCACCTGCAGATCAGACATGGGCGGCTGCGATTGGAGTGGGTTACGCCTTGACCGCCCCCAGCTACGCGGGTAGCGTGGCAGTTCCCTGGCAGGAGAGACACTATGGCCGATATGGCAAAACTGGCGAAGCTCGCCGAGATCTACATCGCTGCGCGTGATCGTAAGGCGGAGCTGAAGCGTGAGTATGAAGCGAAGGCGCGGGAGCTTGACGAGGTCATGTCCGGCGCCGAGCGCATGATGCTCGTCGAAAACCCCGTCAACTCGGGCGTCAAAAGCCTCAACACGGAGGCAGGCACCATCCGATATTCTATCGAGAGGCACGCAAACGTCACCGACTGGCCTGCGTTCTACGAGTTCGTCGCATCGAAGAGTCGGTTCGATATGCTTCACCGCCGCGTATCGGACAAGACGGTCGTCGAGTTTATCGAGGACCCGGCTACGAATCCCGACGCGCTGCCACCCCCCGGCGTGCTCATTACATCGGCACGCAAAATCTCCGTAACCAAGAGGTAACCATGGAAAGTCCCCCGATTCTGGTAGCGCCCCAGCTGCCGATGCACCTCATGATCGACATCGAGACGCTTGATAATACGCCCTCGGCGGTTGTCCTGTCCGCCGGATGGGCGTGGTTCGACCGCGAGAAGATACACGCGTCAGGAGCCATCACCTTCGACGCCACGATGCAGCAGCGGCGGCTTGGCCGAACCGTGTCGATCCCGACAGTGCGCTGGTGGCAGCAGCAGACCATGCCGATGCCGCCCGATAACACTCTGGCTCAGTTGTCGCACATGGTGCGCGCACTTCTCGCATCGTACCCGAAGCCGGGCTACGCTGGGGTGGCCCCAGCGGAGATCGGAGACGTCCTCGTATGGGCCAACAGCCCGTCGTTTGATCTGGTCATCTTGCGCCACTGGGCGGAACAGACAGGCACTGCGCTCCCATGGGCGTACCGGGCAGAGCGGGACTTCCGCACCTTCCGGCACTTCGCAGAAATCGCCGGCACCCCCGTGCCGGTCGACAACCCATCGGCGCACGACGCCGAGGCCGATGCTCGCTACCAAGCGAGCTTCATGATCGCCAACGCGCACCTCTGCGCTTTTTAAGAAGGACTGACGATGACGAATATCGCACCTCCCCCCGCCCGCCTTCGCTCCCGCGAGAGCGTCGCCGACACTGGCGTCTCCCTCGTCGCGCGCGAGTTCCCCACCATCAGCCTGCGAGGCCGAGCGTTCACCCTGCTCGACACCGACGGCTCGGAAAAAGAGCTGCCGGGCAAGACCCTGCAGGTGGTGGTGGTCGATGCGCTCCCGGCTGTGGGGCGCAAGTACTACGAGGAAGCCTACTCGCAAGACAACAACGTCGGGCCGACCTGCTGGTCCAACGACGGGCAGACGCCGGCTGCGAATGTCAGCACCCCATGCGCCGTCTCCTGCGCGGCCTGCCCGATGGCCGCTGCAGGCTCGGGCGCCGACGGCCGCTCGGCAGCGTGCGGGTTTGTCAAGCCGCTCGCCGTGTACCTCGCTGATGACCAGTCGGAGCGGCCGGTACTCTACCGCATCGACGTCAAGGCCATGTCGCTGTTCGGTGGTCGGCAGCAGGTCGGCTACCTGCCGTGGCTGGGGTCGAAGGATCAGCCCGGCTACGTCAGCAACCTCTACAAGAATTTTATGGGCACTTTGCCCGAGACGAACCGGCACTTCTCGAACGTCGTTACTGAAATCGCCTTTACGGGCGACTCCGTTCCGGCCATCGGGTTCCGCTTTGTCGACTGGATCGGCGACTTTGACGTCGACTACATGGGCTCCCTGAAGCTCGAAGACTACGCCAAGATGTTCGAGGTCACCACGCGCGGTGAAGCTGCGGCCCGTCGCGCGCTGGAAAGCAAGCAGTCCGCCGGTGCCCTGCCCGCCCCCGCCGCGGCCCGTCGCGGTGCCGGCGCTGCTCAAGCACGGACACAGGCACAGGAGAAGGAAGCAGAGACAGCACCCACCACAGGTCGTCGTGGCGCGGCACAGGCGCAGGCTGAGGAAACCCCTGCGGCGCCGCGAGGCCGTCGTGGCGCAGCACCTGCGCAGGAAGTCCTTCCGCCAGAGGCGCCTGCAGCGGGTCGGGGACGCCGTGGCGCTGCGCCGCCGTCACGGCTTGACCCCGCCGTCATTTCTGGAGATGACGGCGATCAGGACATTGCCGGCCTTGCGGCCCGGCTCGCCGGTATGGGTGGTAGCTGATCCCCGACGAAAGAACCCTCGGCCGGCGCGCTGCCGGCCGAGCCCTTATACCGGAGCCACCCATGCTGTCTACATTCGACTTTCTACCCGACGACCTGACGTGGTTCCTTGCCTTTGATCCGAACGGATCCAACAAGCCTCTCAAGCAGCTCAGCGGCGTCGGGCGTGCCGAGTATGATGCCGCCGTCGCTCGTCTGGCAGAGCGCCGCGTCGATGTCTGGACCGCGCGCGCGGGCTTCGTCGAGGGTGCCCCTACGCGTGCTTTTGCTCATGTTGCCGGCATCAAGTGTGTGTCGATCGACATCGACGTCGAGGTAGACGGCATCAAGCGGGGCAAGCCGTGTTACAGCTCTCAAGAGCAGGCGCTGGAAGCGCTGTTGGACCTGCGCAAGCGCGGGATCATCCCCCGCATTTCGGCCGTTGTGAGCTCCGGCTACGGCTTACACGTTTGGTGGCGGCTTGTTCGCACCGTGCCGCCATCCGAATGGCTTCCCGCCGCGAAAGCGTTCCGCCAGAGCATTGCCGACGCAGACCCCAAGCTGGCTGTGGATACCACCCGGTGGGTGGATGCGTCTGGTCTGCTGCGCCCGTGGCCCAGCACAAACTATAAGAACGGCAGCGCCCGCCCCGTTGATCCGCTGGTTCTCGTGCCAGAGGCTATACACGAAATCCAAGCGTTCTCGTTGGCCGACCGGGTCCTGCCTACGGCCCTGCCGGGTATTCGGGTTCGCGCGCCCCGAGCAACGCAGGCGGCACCGCAGGGACAGAGGCGAGCATCGACCGGGTCCGAGACCCACGCGCGCACGCTGCTTCCGTTGGCTGAGCTGGAGCGCACCTGCGGCGTGCTGCGGTTCTATAAGGAACAGCGCATCCCACATGCGGACGAGCCGGAGTGGCGTACGGCGCTCTCGGTTGTTTGTTCTGCCGTCGAGTGGCAGACCGCGATCCATGAGTACAGCCGGGCGCACCCGTCGTACGATGAGCACCAAACCGAAGATAAGGCCGCACGGATCATCGAAGCCGACGCGCCTCCGAGCTGCGCGGCCATCCGTCAGGGTATCATGGGCAACGCCGAGGATCGCTCGCAGTGCGCCGGGTGCCCCTTGGCCCACGCTGCCGCGCACAGCTCGGTGAACTTTATCTCAGCCTTCCGTGAGCGTAGGAAGCTCGGTACAGGCGCGACACCGCCATCGCAGCGCGAGACCGCAGCCGAGGGTAGGCCCTCAGCCTCCGCTGACCCTATCGTTTCCGCAGCTGATCTCGAAGACCGTCTCGGCGACGTCTCGATTCCGAGCTACCTCGGGGACGGAACGACGGACAACCCGTTCTACATAGCTCGTGTCGGCGCGGACGACATGCAGGCTGCCGTGTTTGGGCCGCCGCGTAAGGCGGAGCTGCCCAGCGTCCGCATGTTCCGTCCGGCATGGTGGGTCGACCGCCATTGCGGTGACCATTCGCTCATCGCTTGGATCAAGGACGGAGAAACGCGGACAGGCTTGATCCGCCGCAACGCCCTAGGCGGCATGCAGACGCTGCTGACGGCCTTGGGTGGTCACGGTATCGCCGCGCAGGCAGACCGCAGCCCCGATGTGGCGCACGCGATCAACGCGTACACGGAGTTGCTGCAGAACCGGGCGCCCGTACTTCCGTCCTATGGGCGGTGTGGGCTGACAGAGGACCACAAAGAGTTCGTCGTCGGCAGCGTTGTGGTCGACGATACGGGCGAAGTCCGCCGCGCTGTGCCGAATGGCGCCCACGCCGTCAGCGCCTTCTCCCGGATACAGGTGGCCGGGTCGCTGCGCGGCGGCCACGCCCTGCTGCAGGCTGTTGGACAGGCGGGCAGCACGCCGGCGCGATTCGCCGTGCTCGCGTCGCTCGGATCCGCGCTGCTGGGGCTCTCGTCCATGACCGGAGCCATGATTAACCTCTACGGCCCCCGTTCGGCAGGCAAGTCGGTCATGCAGAAGGTGGCCGCGTCTTTTTGGGGTAACCCGCTGACCTTCATGCAGCATGGTGAGGATACGACCAAGAGTTGCGCCAGCTATGCCGGCGCCCTCGGGTCTCTGCCGCTGATCATCGACGAGATCACGCTGATGCGCGAGGCTGATCTATCAGAGTTTGCTTATATGGTAGCGATGGGACGCCCAAAACATGCCAACAATTCAGACGGCACCCCGAGGCAGGTGCCACATGGATGGCGCCTGACCGCGATCGCGTCGGCGAACCGGTCTGTTCGCGACGTCGTCTCTGCATCGACAGAGCACAGCGATGTCGACTCCGCCAAGCAGGCGCGTATCTTGGAGTTGCACTGCACGAACGCGGTGGCGCCGGGCAACGAGGCCGTACTGGCTGACCTGATGAGCGTTGCCCACAAAAACTACGGCTTGGTAGGGCTTAACTGGGCGCGGCATATCGTGACGAACGCGCCCCGCCTGAAGCGCCGTATCGAGAAGCTGATGGTCGTGCTGCGCAGCAGGTCGCCGCTCTGTGATCGGTATATCGGTGCGACCGTCGCCTCTGTGCTGCTGGCAGGGCAAGAGCTGCGCGACCTCGGGCTGTGGCCCTGCACACCTCAGCAAGACGAGGACATGATCCTTGCGGCGCTCGAAGAAAACGAACGGGATGTCGCGGCGACTGCGCGGGGTAAGTTCGCCACCGTGGCGGAAACCGTGCGCCGCGCGTTGATGCCCAACGCCTTGGTGTTTCAAGAGCGCACCCCCGGAACTTGGGTTTGTCTCAATCCGGCGGATAACATCGTGTCTGTCAAGGCGCGCATCGAGTTGCACCATGACGGCAGGGTCCGAACGATTGCCTCGCGGAGCGAGGTCGCGCGGATCGTTCGCGATGTCGTCTCGCCGTTCAAGGATCGGTCGGCCAAGTCTACGGCCCTCACGACGCGCGCGGTTGGTCACTACATCGACGTGCTCAAGCAAGCTGGGGTCGCTGTTGAGGCACTGCCGGATCGGCAGCGCCTTGGAGAGGGTGCCTCCGTGCGGTTCGCCATCGGCGCCCCTGCCGTGTGCGTGGCGTGGGAAGATCAGGCAAGCGCCGCCACGGCGGCGCTGACAGGTAGTGATAAGCCAAGGCTTGCAACTGTAGATGGAAAGGTCGTTATCGTATGATGATGCGTGCCAACGAGCCTGCAAGCAAGTACGACGGCGGCAAGCCTGCGTACGACCTCATCGCACCCGAGTTCGTGGAAGGTGCGGCCACCGTGCTTAGCTACGGTGCCGCGAAGTACGCCGCGCGTAATTGGGAGAAGGGCATGTCGTGGGGGCGGTGCTTCGCGGCACTGATGCGCCACTCCTGGGCGTGGTGGCGCGGAGAGGAGCATGACCCCGAGAGCGGCCTGCACCATCTCGACCACGCGGCCTGCTGCTTGATGTTCCTCCGCGCTTACTCTGCGCGGAGGGTCGGAACAGACGACCGGGCTAGAACTCAACCAGCAGCTTCGCCCGACGAACCGCGTCTTCCGCTAGGGTTCGATACTTGACCTGAGCGGCGAACATCGTGGTGCCGTCACCACGGGCGCGAGCGTCATCCCGCGCCTTACGGGCTTCTTCGAGAGGCTTCTTGACCTCCCGCTGCAGCCGCATCAGCGCCACAGCGCGGGGGTTCTCCTGCATGACGGCGCGCTCCGCCGGCCCCATCTGGCTGAAGTCCAACGAATCAGTCTTGCGCTGCCGAGCACCACCGGCTTCGATATCGCGCTGTGCTGCGTCTTTACGCGCCCGGTCGAGCGGCAGGATGAAGTCCTGGTCGATGCGCACCCACTCTGCCTCCGGTGAGTAGACAGAATCACGCAGCTGCACGGGGGCGCCGATGCTGTTGAGGAACCGCGCCGTTGGCCCGAGCTCGGGGCGTCCTGTCGCGGCGTTGAGCTCGGCCTGCGCAGACTGCCGCCCGTAGGCGACGGCGAAGTTGGTGAACAACGACGCGATGGGGATCATGCTCGAATAGTCCATCGAGAACTGTTTGAGCTGCTCGGCCGTCCAATCGAAAGTGCCATTGCTCTGACGGTACGCAAACTTGGCGGCGTCATGGAATAGCGGTTCCGTACCGAAGCGCGACGCCGTGTACGCAGGCGCGCGGCCGTAGAACGCCGACGCGGCGGTTTTCTGTCCGAACCGGTCGACGCCGGACGCGAAGTCGACCGCCGGCTGCAGGATGGACGGTGTCGCAGAGCGCACCAGATCCAGCAGCGCGGGCGTGTCTTCCCGCATCTGGATGTCAACGCCGGCGGAGAGGTTTTTCGCCAGCAGGTTGAAAGCGTCGCGCGCCAGATCGTCCCCCTTCGGGTGGCCGAAGTACATCAGCGCCGGCGCTGCGATCATGCCGTCGATGATCCGGTCGATGCCGTAGTTCTTCGATACCTTGACGAGCTGCCCCGGTTCGCCGACCAGGACGCCGGGGATCAGCCACTTGTCGGTGATGTCTGACAGCTTCAGCTTCTTCCATTCGTCGTCGCTGAGCATGGCGCCGAGCAGCAGGACCTGCCCAAGTATGAGACCGACGCGTACGCCGACGTACCGGGGGTCGATCTCCGAAACCCACCCGTCGCGGAACACTTCCTTGTAGCCTGTGGCCGTCTTGACCCGCTCCGTCGGGGGGCGCCCGTTCTTCCATATACGGTTGGTCAGATTGGTCTCCAGATCCACCAGCGAGGGGTTCGCGAAGAAAAACCACGACGACATAAACCGCGCCGTCGACGAGGTTTGGTGGTAGTCGAGAACCAGCTTCGTCGCTTCGTGCGCGGCGCGTTCAGTTGTGAACCCCCGCGTCTTGGACCCCGGCTCCCGACCATCGCCGCGAAGCGCGCGGAACAAGGCGAAGCGCGCGATGTTTTCGATCAGCTCCGTGCCCTGCTTCCAGCGCTCAAGCGCTTCCCCCGCCGCCCGCGCAGTCGCATTGCTGCTGACCTCCGCCTTGCCGGCAAGGGTCTCGACGAGCTCGCGCGTCCCGACAGTCTCGCCCGGCAGCGTGTTCAGCGACGAGAACACCATGTGCGCACCCGACCGCACAAACTCCTGCAGGGAGGCGCCATCGGAACCGGGGGCAAACTGACGCGCCATGAAGGCTGCTTTCTCGTCAGGCCCGCCGAGGAAGTAGGACCGGAAATACCGGCCGATGCTGTCTGGCTGCGGACTGAGCAGCCCCATATAGAGCCTGCCGATATCCGCAGCGACCTTGCGGCCGACGCCGTACTTGACACCGGACATCGTGGCTTGCTGCACATCGTACACCGCGTTGCGCGCGATGCCCGCGGGGTTGTATTGGATGAACGAGCTCTGCACGGTGCGGTTGATGAACTTCATCGTGCGCCCGAAGCCCGAATCCTCGGTGTTCTTGTTCAGTGCCAGCTCGGCAGCGAGCTTTTCGTCGTTTATGAGGATCTCGTAGAAGTCGCCTTTCTGCCCTCCGAACCGGCCGTCCTTATCCCGAACAACGATGGTGCGGTCTCGACCGCTCTTGTCAGGATCTGACCCCTGCTCATGCCGCCCGATGTTCTGGACCGTGGCGAGCTGCGCCAGCCCGCCCTGCATCTTCTCGCCAGGGCGCAGACTCCGCACGAGCTCGGGGTCGAGCGCTTCGAGCTGCTTCAGGATATCGAGGAAGTCCAGCATGAGCGCTTGGTTGGTGCCCTCATCCGCTGCCGCGTGCGTCATACCCTTCATCGTAGCCAGCTGCTGCCGCGACGCCGTGTTCTCGCCCAGCCCCTGCATGCTGGCCGTGGACGTGTTGAACTCCAGGTTCACGCGCTCGTAGCCGCCCGCACCCCGCCCGGTGCTTTCACCGCTGGGCGTGATCGGGACGTAGGTCTCACGGAATAGGGACCCCTTGTTGTGCGGGTCGTAACCTGTCGCCTGCCGTTGGGCCAGCATGGCGTCGCGGATGCGCTGCAGGGAGGGTGCGACTTCCTTGTCGAGCCGTGCCAGAACGGCGTCCCGTCCGAGGCGGTCAAGCGCCGCCCGCGCGAGACGTGGGGTCATGTCGGCGCCGGCGTACAGGGCGTCGTCTGCGCGGTACTTGTGAACAGCAGGATCAAAGGCGCCGCCCTCACCCTCTATCCGCTGCTGCATACCCAGCCGAAGGTTGTCCTCTGTAAGCAGTTGGTCGAGGTTGGCCGCAAGATCTTCACGCGATATCTCGCCGCGGCGCCAGCGGTCGACGTAAACCTTGCGCCGAGCTTTTGCCTCGCCGACAGGCAACGGCGCGCTGAGCCGCATACCCCACAGGTTGCGGTCGATCGCGTGCCGCGCAAGAAGCAGCTCGTCCAGCCGGGCCTGCATCGTCTCGAAGCCGACGCCGCTCTCTCGTGCAGCGCGCGCGATAGCCCCGTTGATCTCGATCCAGCGCTGCTCGTAGGTCCGCTGCCACAGGCTGGCCGCGCGCGCCCGAACGCCAGTGAGCTCGTACTTGAACTTGTCGGCCAGCCGGTTGGCCGCGTCGTTCGACGTCAGCGACTTCAGGATATCCGCGACGCTCGACAGGTAGTAGCGGCTGTTGAGCCGCTCACGGAACCCCACCCACCGGCTACGGTCCAACGAGAATGCGCTGCGCGCCGGGGGCGTGACCCTTTGCCGGCGCAGAGCCGTGCCCTCACCGTAGTAGACGTTGAGGATATCGGTCTGCACCCGCGCCTGTGCGATGCTGATACGCCCGTCTGCGACCGCGGCCATCGCGCCGAGCAGCGCCTTGAGGTCTGCCGGCGTCAGATCGCCCGCAGCAAAGGAGGACCCCCGGAGCGCGTCCGCGACGCGCTTGTCGAGCGCCGCTGCGTCCTGCCGCTTTTGTTCGATGAGGTACGAAAGAACCTCGGCACCCTGCTGGTAGGGGCTCGGCACTCGCCCCATGGCGGACTGGTAGTCTGCGGTGAACCGGCGGAGGAACGCCTCTGTGGTTGCGTCTTTACGCGCGAACCCCAGCACGGCAGCGTTCACAGCAGCGAATTTCTGCCGGTCGAGAACCTCCATCGGAACGAAGTGGCTGTAGACTTCGTGGTTGATGACGGCGCGCGCCTGCTCGACCGAACCGATCCGCTCGCGGTTAAGAAGCACCAGTACATCGCCGTCGACGCTGCGGGTCAGACCAGCGAAGCCGCGGTTACCGCCCGCGCGAGGGTCGCTGTCGGTCTCGATGACGGCGATCTGCAGCTTGGTACCTTCGAACCGCCGGGCCATAAACTTCGCCAGTTGCTCTAGCACGGCGCGGCTCACAGGCGTCGCTGCCTTGGGAGCGAGGTAGGGGAAATCCTGCACGCGGCCGCCCTCGCCCTCCCACCGGGCGTAGTCAGCCGAGATCCGTGCCGCCTCGGCCTTGGCTGCCTCGGCGGTCGCGATGTTCTCTTTCGCCATCTGCACTGCGGCGCGGACGACTTCGGTGGTATCCGCCCGCCCCGCGCTGTAGTGGACGGCGAGATTGCGCGCGGCCGCCACAGACATGGACGGGCGCGCAGCCATGTCGGCCGCGAGCTGGAACACCGCGTACGCCGTGCGGCTTTCGTCCGTCTGCGGAGACGCGTTGGGGGCGGCGACCGATCCAGGCTTAAACCGTCCGGTGTTGGGGACTGCATTGAGCGACGCAGGCAGCGCAGCCACCGGCACCTGCAGCGCGGGCTGACTGATGATGCTCGACAGCGCGGCGCGACGCCGCGCTGTGGGGATGATCTCCTGTGGGAGGACTTCTTCGCCGCTGCGATACGCCTCCGCCAGGCGGGCCTCATGCGCGGCTTCGTGCGCCGCTTCCGCCATCTTCAGCGCCGCGTTGTACGCGCGCGACGCCGTGCGCGCTGCCTCACCTTTAAGCGCGCCAGCAGCAAATGCTTCGTTAAGCCGCGCCGCCGCCAGCTCTGGGTCCTGCACGAAATACTGAGCGGGGTTGCCCGCCGGCTGGTCAGGAAAAGCGGCGCGCAGCAGGGAATCGAGCGGCGTCCGAACGCCGTCGCTCAGCCCATCATAAATGCCGCTGACGCGTTGGAGAGAACGAACTGCGGAGACTGCTGCGACTGCAGGGTCGTAAGACCCGTTATCCCGCCGGTAGTCTTCGATGCTGTTGGTGCGGACGGCCTCGGCAGCGGATAGCATGAAGCTGTCGGCGACGAGCGATTCCTTGGCCCCCGTGCGGATGTCTGCGCCGAGCTGGTTCAGGCCAGCCAGGACCGACGCACCGTACACATGCAGATCCGCATCGGCCGCAGCCTCGTCACCAATAACGACCGAGCCGCCGCTATAGTCGTGCGCCGTCATGACATTGGTCCCGTCCGGCGTAACTGCGCGGGTGATGGCGACACCACCGGGGCCGGGCGGCGTCGAGAAAACGACCGTGGCTTCTTTGCCTTGCACGAGATCGGCAGCCCAGGCGTAGTGGGCTGCGTTGTTGGCGAAGTGGACGACCGAACCCTCAGGGATGTCGACGCCGTATGCGGTCGCATACTCTCCGACCATCGTCGCTACTGACGCGCCCGCCGTGGCATCGACGTTGCGCCCGATATCGGACAAGACCCGCTCGATCTCCGGCACCTTGGCAGCGTCTTCCCCCGCGATGCGGGCGGCCTCGATACGCGCCGCAGCCTGCGGTGATGGCGCGTAAACTACGCTGCTATCCGCGGGAACTGCTGTACCCTCGGCGCGCGCCACCAGATCCGCGCGCTGCACCTGTGCTGGCGTCGGCAGCGCCAAGGCGTCGACCGTCTGCGGCACCGTCGGTCCCGTTCCAGTATCCACTGGAGGTACCCCGTCGCGCAACGCCTGCTCTGCGCTACGCCCTCGAATACGGTCAAGCGCCGCATGTGCATTACCGACGACGCCACCCAACGCAGCCCCAGCGCCGAAGGAGGCGCCCATCTTGCCCGCGTTCGTAAATGCCCCGGCAAGACGGGCATCACCCGCCGCAGTCGCGGCGGCGAGCGCACTGCCCAAATCCTCGGCGACTTCCTGAATGCCCTCGCCTGCGGCGCGGCCGACGATACGGGCGGCGCTGCCCAAAGCGCCCGGCACCCCGGCGCCCATAGGAGCTCCGATGCGCAACAGCTGCGCCTCGATACCGCCAAGCCCCGGCACCACCATAGTCAGGGCGGTGGCCGCCGCTCCGCCAGCCGCTGCTGCGCCACGGATCTGCCGCACGGCCAGATCGTCGATCTGCTGGTCGCTGTACGTAGGGAACTTCTGCCGCAGATCCGCCAGCAGCGGGCTGGCCGCCCGGAACTGCGGGTCCTTGATCAGAGCCGCGGCGTCCGTTGCCGCCTCCCGACTGGCGGAATCAGCGCTTTGCCCGGCGAACGCTGCGGCTGCGCTTCCACGGCCCGCAGGCGTACCGAGCCCCGCCGCGAGACGGCCAGCCTGGCTTGCCGCCACAGCGCCGCCTTCTGCCAGGGCACTCACAGCAGCTGCACTCTCGGCACCGGCGGCAACGGCTTTGGTGCCAGCGCCGACCGCGCCACCGAGAAGAAGCGCCCCCGCCATGTTGGCGATCTGACCGAAAGTGTTGCGGTCCAGGCCAAACGAAGTCGCGCCCGCTTTGGCCCCTGCGACGAGAGCCTCGACGCCAGTCTTGCCCTCGATAGCCTTTGCGATGGCTTCCGCCTGCTGGTCCCGCTGCGCCCGCCCCGCGTCAGAGCGCAAGCCCTCGACCGCGGCCTCCGCGCTATCGACGTAGCGCTGGACTGCAGGCAGCGCCTCGCGCGTGAGGCCGACCTTGTCGCTCCCCCAGGTCAGTACCTGGGCAAGACCTGAGGCCGGACCGAGCGTCGCACCCTTAGCGAGGTCGAGGGCGACGTCACCCACAACACCCGCAAAAGAGCCTTCCGTTTTCTTACGCTTTTCGCGCTCGATCTCCGCCTGATCCTTGTATGGCAGGATCGCGCCATCGGCGATGTCCGGGCGGGCGTCATCAAGCCGTGCCGCCAAGAACGCGTTGAGCTCGGCGACCTGCTGCCGCACCTGTGCGGCTTTCTGCGCGCCGGCTTCGCGGTCGAACTGTCGCAGTACGTCCCTGTTGCGGCCCTCCAGCTGCCGCACCGCCGTCTCTGACTGCCTTGTGTCGAAGCGCGACATCTGCTGGTCGAACTGCGCCCGCAGGCGCTCCACCTGCTGGTCAAACCGAAGGTTGGTCTGATCGGGCCGCGCCGCTTCTCGCGGGTTGTAACCCGGCAGGTACTCCACCTTGCCTGAGATCGGGTTGACGAACGAGTTCAGCCGGTTCTGCCGTTGTGCCTCGGCCTCGGCACTCAACGCGTTACGGCGCTGGACCTCGATCGCCTGCATTCCTCGGGTGAACTGGTCTTGTACGGCGCGCTGCTGCTGTGCGGCGAGAGCGTCGCGCTCGTTGTCGACGTCGCTCTGCAGCCGAGATGCGACCTGATCCCGCATCGCCGCGAACCGCTGGTCGATATCGCCGACGACCTTGGCCTTGAGCGTTTCGAACAACGCGCGCCGGGCCTCCGGCTTGTCCTCGTCCTCGACAGCGATGCGCGCCAGCTGTTCCTCGGTGTACCCCGCGGCAGCGATGTCCTTGTTGTACCCCAACCAGCGCTTGGCGCGTGCCTGAGCCGCTTCGGATTTGTCGTCTGGGTTAAGCCCGTGGCGCAGCAACCACGCGCGCTGCGCGCGGGGGCCATCCTCCGGCTGCGCGTCGTACGCGCGGTCGTACTCGTCCTTCAGAGGGCGCTGCTTCGGATCGCCACTCTGGACGCGGCGGACAACAGCTTCGTAGTCGGGTTCAGCATCTGCCGGTGGTGCCGCCGGCATTGGGAGCGCAACGCCCTGCACGGGCGCGTCTGCAATAGGCGGCGCTGGCGGTGGCGCAGTGAATGGCGTGCGGGCCGAAAAAGCTGCAGGAGGCGCAGCCAGCTCGTCGAAGGTAAGCGGGGCCGCGGCGGGCGCGAGAGGGGCCGCACCGATGCCGCTGTCGAATGTCTCGTCCATCAAAGGCTCCTGACGATGCGCCGGATCTGCGCCCGAAGGTCCAGCCCGAGCGGATCTCTACCCTGCGGATCGTAGCCCAACCGCGCGAGCGAATCTACTGTCGGTGCAAACACCGCCGTAAGATCGGCGAACGCATCGTCGTCGATGCTCGGAGGCGACAGCGGAGGCTCAACCCCCGACGCCGCTGCCGGGTCAAGCTGCAGTGGCGGCAGGTCGAGCGCGAAGATGTCTGCCGAGTTGCCTGCGGGGAGCTGCGGCAACTCTATCGGTGTATCCACCCGCGCCTCGACGGCCATCGCGGCGACGGGATCTGCGGCGATCTCAGCCAGAAGGTCCGTCGGTGCAGGCAACAGGTCTGTGCGCATCAGGCGACCGGAAAGTATTGGTTAGGGTCGAAGGCGTAGGGGTCAAGCGCGGCTGACTGCTGCGGCTGCCCGAACGGATCGAACAAGCTGCCCTGCTGCCGATAGTCCAGCACCGGGTTCGCCTGCTGCGGCATGAAGCGCTGCAGGGTCGCAGGGTCCGCGTACGTACCGAACGGCGTCTGGTCGAGCCCGAGGCCCGGCTGGAGGTTTGGGGCGAGCGGCGGCTGCACCGGAGGCAGCGCGCGCAATCCGTCCGGCACCGCTGCTGGTGCCGCCTGTACCGGGGGCGGCGCGTACGGCGCCATCGGGTTCGGCTCCTGGCGCGAAGTGACACGCACCCGATCAGCCTGCGCCACCGGCGGGGCGGGTGGGCCCTGCGCTTCGCTCGTTGCCGTGGCCCCCAGCGCCCGCTGCAGGTTAGCTTGGTACCGCTGGTTCCACGCAGCCGCGCTGGTTCCGGTGGCCCGCGCCCCTTCCTGTCCTCCAGGCAACGACGTCCATGTCGACGCCAGATACCGAGGGTTAAACGTGCGGGCCTTGAGATCGTCGTCGAGGCTGCGCCCGTTAGAGTTACGCGCGTAGTCCCGCTGCGCCAACCACAACGCGGCCCGGTCCTGGTTCTCAGGAGAGAAGTCTTTCAGCCCCAAGGCTTTTGAAGCCTGATCCCACGTCGACCCCAAGAACTGGTACCGCCCCGCCGCCGAGGACGTCATACCAGGACGGTACGGTATGGGAATGTCCTGCCGCGGATGATCCGAGAAGTCAGAAAAGTCGCGCCCACCAAACAGCTTCGTGTAGCTGCCGCCGCTCTCACCCGCCGCAATAGAATCCAGCAAGGCGCGCTGCTCGGTCGTAAGCCCACTCCACGCAGCGGTGTTATTGGCAGGACGGCCGTCGCCCGCCAGAGCACGTCCCGCTACTGGGGTGGCGCTTTCCTGATCCCGCTTCGTCTTGGCCTCTGCGATGGCCGCATCGACCTTCGCCTGGTTGCGGTCCCGCGTCTCGACACTGTCAATCCACTTTGCCCAGTCAAGGTCGACGCGAGCTTGGTCCTGCCCGGCGGTTACGCCCTTGACCCAGGCATCGGCGAAGTTGAACGCCGACGGCGAAATTTGGATATCGACTGCCATGCGTCACCCCAGCACAGAGACCGTGCCCCCCTCAGATCCTTGGTTCGCAGGGAACCCACCAGAGTAGTAGCCGCCACCAGCGTTGCTGTCCATAAGAGCGCCGGAGTTGAGAGGAGATCCCGACTGGATGTATGCACCACCCAGCGGGGTGCCGCCCATCGAGCCGCCTCGGCCGGCACCGTAGCCGCCGTAGCCCGTGGCGAAGCCGCCCATAGCGAAGCCCATCTGCGCGACGCCGCCCCAAAACTGAGCAGCGTTACCATACGCCTGAGCAACGCCAGACGCACCCTCCTGCACGCGACCGACAGCCGCACCAACAGCGCCGAGCCCCTGCAGCGCGACGCCCGCGCCGCCGTTCAGGCCAGAGATCACCTGGCCCCGCCAGTTGGTGAGGAAGCTGGCGCCGTTGGTCTGCCGCTCCCAATACCACGCGTCGAGCGCCCGCTTGCGTGCTTCCTCGAAACGGTAGCCATGATTCATCGCCGAGGCGACAGCCAGCGACCGGGCAATCGCAAACCGCGTCGCGTCGTCGCAGCAGCGGCCCGACGCATAAGGCCCAATAGCACGCGTCCGCTGCAGATGAGCTTTGTCGAACTGCTGCTGCACCGCAGCAATAGCGCGGCCCGCCTGTGTGTCATACTCCGGGGTGTATTCCTTCAGCCGCTGGCTCTCAGTCAGGTAGGCGCACTGAACCTGCTGGAAGCAGGCGAGCGACGTGTCGAACAAGTCGCGCTGCCGCTCGTAGGTTGGCACCGCGATCGACCAATGCGTATGCTGTGCCAGAGCGAGGTAGTCTTCGGCCGTCTGCTGCGCCCGCTCCATGACCTGAATCTGGCGCTTGATCATCTCGTGCTGCATGATCAGGCCGTAGGTCGCCATCGCAGCGCCGATGATCGCCTGCCAAGCGTCGCGCGCCTTGTGGTAGTCGAGCCACTTATCGTTCTGGCCTGTGGCCTTGTCCGTTGCGTAGATCAGGCCCGTGTTGTTGGCCTGCCCTGCCGACGCCTGAGTTACGCTGTAGCTCATCCGCCGCCCCTTACTTCAGGTCCCACATCGCATCGCGCAGCTGCACCGCGTGCTTGCGTGCATAGCCGACACCCTTATGCAGCGACAGCGCGGCGAGTGCAACATTAGCGATCTCGTTGAAACAGACGGACGCCCGGAACATAAGCTCCCGCGCGCCGTCGTCGTCCCCCCTGCCCTTGGCTGTGGCCGCGCGTTCACGGATCTCAGCGCCGTCGAGCGCCGCGCCGACGCACAAGCCGACAACTGTCATGAAGGCTGCTCCGTGGCGCACGATGAACGGGTTCTGCGGCCACGCAATCGTGAACGCGATCAGCGCGCGTGCCGCCGTAACGCCAGTCTCTTTGACGGTGTTGTCCCCCATGATGCTCTGCACGCTCTGGATGAACGCGTACACATCCATGACTGCCGTCAGTGCGGCTTCGTCGTCCTTCTCGTTGAAGTATCGCCGAAGAACTCCTTCGAGCGCGTTCATTGCCTGCTGGGGGCTGGCCGTCATTGCTTCGCATCCTCTATAAGATCCGCGAGGGACGTGGCGATATGCCACTCGTGCACTCGCGTCTCGCCCTCCAGCTCTACCTGAAATTCGATCCCCCGTCCAATGCGCTTCATGCGCCGCGGTCGCGAGCTGGTGAACTGGCCCTCGTAAACAAGCCGACCGTCGACATAGATCCGGGCAGTAACCGGCGGCCCGTAGTCGCCGACGACCTTCATGGCGTAGAACGCGACAACCCCCGGCAGCCGGTGGATACGCGACCGGTACCGATACGTCCGCACCTGCGGGCCATCACCCCAGCGGTACACGCCGCCGTCCCGGTGCCCGTAGTACAGAAACCCGTCGCGCCCCGAGTGCAGGGCCACGGCCGGAAGATCGACCGTCACAAAGTCCCCTAGGTCAAGACCACCCTCGGCACTGTCCTTAACGTCGAAAACCATGCCGTCCCCTGCGGGGGCACGCACCGCGATGTACTTTCCGTTGTGCCAAGCCGCGATGTTGGGCGCCATGCCCATCCAGTCATCCTCGTCAATACGGTCACGGCTTATCAGCTGCGCCGCACCTTTCGGCTGCAGGGCGACCAGACCCCGGTGCGTGACGTACATGGCGCCGAAGTTGGTGGACACCATCGTGTGGCGGCCGAGGCAAGGGTAGTTCTCGTCGTACGGCAGCGGATCGATTGTCAGGTCGACGACGGCCTGCTGATTGGCCGGGATGGCCGGAGCCGTGTTGATCCTGAACGGCTGGCCCGTGGTGCCGACAAAGACGAAGTCTCCGGTCACCGCCATGCCGACAATGCGGTGCGGCAGTGTGGTGCGGTACCGCGTCGGCCAGTTGTGCGGCTCGTACCGCTCCGAAAAATAAATGTCGTTGCCCGCCCACCCAACGGCATAGCCTGACTGCGTCGAGAACACCTGCTCCATGCAGGGCGGAGGGCAGCTATCCTCCGTCATCAGGGTGCCGTAGTCCAGGTCTTTGAGCCGGCGGCTATCCACATAGACGCCACCAACCAACGGCAAGGGTACCTGCTCGACAAGTTGGTAGCTCGTCTGCGGCGCGATAGGTATCTGCTCGCCAGTTTCCATATACGACGACGAGCGATACACCCGAACAGCCACGGCATTGACTGGGGGAGCGCTGAAGTTCGACAGCCGCCACGCTTCGTCGTCGTACGATTTGACTGTGAGCGACGGCATAGCCGGCGGGCTTTCGACGCCGAACTTATCCACCCATGTGTACGTGTACGAGCGCGCGTCAGGCCCTGTGTACGGTAGGGTCTCGATTGTTCCGACAGATAGCCGAGACAGGCTCAGCGGGCGCTCGGGGGCCGGGACAACCAGAGGCGCGTACTCCCCCGTGCAGGGCAAAAAGCGCTGCGGCTCCGCCTCGCACCGTTGGGGGAAGATCACGACCTGATCAAACTCGTGGCATGTCTTGGGCGCGGGCAGACCTACGAGGGGGAACACGCACGTAGGCCACGAAACGAGAAGCCCGCAGCACGCCTGGTTGTCCGGCACGCGCAGGATCGTACGCGCCGTATCTGCTGACACGCGCGTGTCCGTCTTGATCGCCTTCAAGCTAGAGTCACGGAGCGCGACATTGTGCGCTACCGTTGCGTACCGCGGGTCGATGTTGCGAGATGATATCGCCGGCCTGATTCCTGCGAAATGCCGCTGGAAGATCGAGGCCATATCACACCCCCGCAGCGACTACCACGAACGACCACCTGAAATCTGTGGTCGGCGGCGCCCCACCGAGCTGCGCCCACACCACATAAAACTGCACAGGCGATACCCTATTGACCAAGGGAACGAGGTGCCCCCCGGCCGTATCGTACGCCTGCAAGTAGGTGTGGTATTTGGTTGATGGGGCCGGGTCCTGTAGTGTAACGAGCGCACCGTTCGTGGTAGCGATCACCGAAACAACACCCACACCTTCTTCGATCATATGCCCCAACGCATTTTGCGTGTACACCGCCGCGCGCGCGAGCGGGGCGCCGCCCCCATGCAGTAGGGCGTCCGGCGTGATTGCCACCGTGTCGCCGTCTACGCAGACTGCCAGCCTTGCTGTAGCCCGCTCCGCGGCCGTGAGAGAGGGTACACTGGCGAGAGCGCAGATAAAGTTTTTCGTGCGGTCCCACCACGCCTGCAGGAAAGCCCACGAGATAGCCCTGTCGGGTGGGATGGGTATGTTCGTCGCCAGGTCGCCTACAGAGGCGAGCTGAACGACGCCGGACTGCGTCTCGGACGCGCCCTGAACACTGACCTCGTAGTCGCCGCTGGCGTTTTGGGTAACAGATACTGCGCCCGTGCCGACAACCCCTGGCCCCCCGCCTGCCGGAGCGGAGTACCCTACAATCTGCCCGTGTGTGTTGACCGTAAACCCGCCGTACGTCCCTGCCGCGATGATGTCTTGCAGGCCGACAACGGGAGTACTCGGGCCCCCCGTCACTACAATGCCTGGGCCTGGAAGGACCGATACGACGCCGCCGCCGGACCCCGTCTGCATAGCGCAGACTGTAGCTTCCAACGTGGCAATAGCGCTTTGGACGGAAGTTGTCGGCAGGAGGCAGCCCGCTACGGAAATGAAGGTAACGTCCGCTGCGCTGATAGGTAGCGCAACGCCGCCACCGGAACCACCCCCGCACCCGCAAGGATCGAATACCGGAAGGCAGGCCGCCGGGAAATCCGGCGCCATGTAGGTGATGCGGCCATACTGGTCGACGCGGAGGCGCCCTCCGCAGCGGTCTCCCGCTACCACACCCGACGGCTTCAGGCACAGCACAGGAGCCTGCGGCTCCGACAGGTCAAGATCGAGTTCGGCGCAAACGGTCAACCCAGCGAAAACTGATTGCGCCGTTGGGCAGCACTCGTCCGGCTCAAGGGCGCAGATCGGCGCGTCAACGACCTGCACGGTGCGGACACAGGCACCAGCAGGCCAGCTCCCCTCGCGGGTGCCTCCCGCGGCGCGTGTGATGCGCACGGCTCCGCCCTCGCAACTGTGCGCTATGACGGTCTCGCTCCCTGCCGCCGTGTACACGTCCAAGATAACGTGCTTGGCTGGCGGCGACCCGATCAGGGCGCAGAGGTCCGTAGTGCCCGCCGCGGAAGAAAACTCGATGCTCGTGCCACCGTGCGGAAGCGCGTACTTGAGGTGGTCACATGTCGTTGCCGTCCATGTCATGGGCAGCCCTCCGAAGCCGCAAGGACATTAGCCTCAGTCCACACGAACTTCAGTGTCGTGCCTTTCGGAAATGTGAGCGGCAAGGTGCCCGCGACCGCGCGACGCACCATCGGCACCCCAGCGGTGCATCCCGAAAATTCGACAGTCTCGCGCTGCACCCCATCGTCGAGGACCAGCTGTACCGGGCGGCATAGCGAGGCGGCGCAAAGCACGCTGGTCTGCGCCGGGGTCAGCGGGAGCGTCGTAGCGCCCGGATCAAGCGGCCGACAGAGCTGCGCGGAGAATGTGAGTAGATCGTCAAACATACCTAGCCCTTCCGGCCCCTGCGGGTCCTGCGCGTTATGGTACGCGACCTCCCGCATAGAGGCAATCCCGCCACACGCTGGCGGTACTTCGACTTCCAGGCAGCCGCAAGGGTCGTCCCCGACGCGCACCTGCGCCTCATACCGCCCAGCCCGCAGGTCGTAGATCTTTGCGTCAAAGCGAAACACGAACGCGCCGGAGGCGTCTTGGAACAGCGCGGGGTAGCGGAGCACCCACGCGTCCTGGCCTCGGCGCCGCAGCCACAAAGACACGTCCTCATGGCTGCAGCCCGACAGAGCGATGCTGACGCCCGCCGTTTTGCACTGGTCGAGGCGCAGCCGCGACTGCCGGCTAAACCGCGTCGGGCAGCATGCGTCGGGCGGCGGCGCAGGAGCGCAGCAGCATGTGGGGTACGTGGGCGGGCAACGCCCTGCAGAGAGGCATGTCATACGAACCTCGGGGGGCGAGCGATGAGCGGGCCGGTAACGCCGCCGCGAAGGACGCTGTTCGACGCCCGGCCGATCCCGGCAACATACATCCCGCGGTATATGCCCGCGGCCTGCGTGTTGGCCCACGAGGCGTCCTTCATCAGCATGAGCCGCGCGAGTGCGCCGGCTGCCAGCGTATCGAGGTGCAGGTCGTACATTTCACGCGGCAGCGCGCACGTCGTCTGGCCCGGCAGAACGGTGGCTTCCACGCAGACGCAGCTCGCGCCGTCGCGCGGCGGCGCCGGACGAATGTGGACTACCTGTTCACTGCGGTCGTACCACGCGCCAGGGCGCGGAGCAGAAAGCCCGAGGGGGCTACCACCATAGACCGTTACCGGGCGGCCGTACACGGACACACCATGGATGCCACGGATCGTGTACCCGTCCGGTGCGTCAAGGAAGTAATCGCTGACGTTTGCCTGCGCCGGCTGGCAGAGCTGGCGGCGCAACAGCGGAACCCGGCTTGCAAGCTCGATCGCCGCCATGCGGATCTCGTTCGCCGCGATCTGGTCTGGCACCGAGGGGGCCTTGAGCTGGACGTCAGGGATAAATTCCTCGATAGGGACCATAGGCGTCGCGCCGGCACCCCAACTGCAACACGACATGCGCCCCTCTCAGTGCTGGCGGAAGTTCGGGTCCGCCGCCGGGTTATTCTGGTCAAGTCCTGCCCAAAAGCCCGAATTGAACCGGCTATCCTGCAGGTACTTTGCGTTGATGCCTTCGAACCACGCCTTGCGGTGTCGGTCAACCATGGCGCCGGCGTACTGAGACTCGATCTCTTTGGCGTAGGCCCGGTGGAGTATCCAGTCTACCACAGACGCTTCATACTCGCACGGCACCCCGAGGCAGGCCCCCATCGCCGCAGTCGTATGGCGTGGAGGGCGCGCTACTACCTGCGCGCTGATCACGACCGACGCACCCTGCGGTACGGGAGGGTAGACCGTAAACGTCTGCGAGCTGATGCCGTCGCGAGTATAGCTCGACACCACGTACGGGCGGGGCTCGGCGCAGAGATCCGACGACAGGCACAGCTTCTTTTTCAGGGCACCAGCATACCGGGAATCGGCCTCCGAAATAACGGCGCCTTCCTGCAGCGCGCCGCTGGAATCCGCGTCCTGGTTGGTGTCGATGCGGACCAAGGCAGCATACCCTTCGGGGATTTGCTGCCTGCTACCCGGCCTCAGCGGCAGGTCGATTCGTTCCATAAACACGTCGGGACGGAGCTTGAGCAGCTCGCACAAAGCCTCGTTCAGGTGCCCGACAAGTTCTCCCTGCGTCCACGTACGGTCATCGACCCCACCATCGTCGCTGAGTATCTTGGATACCCGCTTGATGAGGTCGTCGACCGTACTGCATGTGGCGCAGGGCGTCGTCATTCGCTCGCCAGTGCGCTCGCGGCCTGCCGCATGCGGCCCCGAGGGCCACCGGGCGATGACACGCTTTCGGACACGGTGATAAGGCCCTCGATCGCAGCCGTATCGACAGAGTCCCCGATCGGGATTGGGCGGATCTCAAGGCGGCGCTCGCCAGCAGGCGGAGGCCGGCGACCTGCGCGAACGGTAGGGTCCGTGCCGATCAGGATAGGCTCCGATTCGAAACCCAGCGATCCCGCCTGCTTGACGCGAACGTCGTTGATGTCGGACAGAACCCGCTCGGTGATGTGCAGCTTGGCGACCGCTGCGACCGCGCGTGCGTGCGCCGTGCGCATGTCCTGCGTGCTCATACCTTCGTACAGCGTGTCCGCCGGAATATCCCAGTACGGCACGAGGCGCGGGTTCTTCGCCATCTGCGCGTTGAAAAACACGACCTCGCTCGTCTCGTTGTGCTTGAGGTAGGGCGGGATGTATGCGTGTGCTTGGGTCATAGGGGAGCTCCTTGTGTTACCTTGGGGGACGCCACCCGACGGCGCGCGGCCGTCGGGTGGCAAGCGCTCCCCCAGCGCCTACCGAGCCCTATACAGGGCGCGATATCAGTTGCAGCCAGTCTCGTAGTGCCGGACAACCGGCGCCATGACGAGGTTCAGGCCGCACATAGCGTCGCACGACGGGCAGCCGCAGTCGGGCTGCGGGTTTGCCGGCGGTGCCATAGCCGTGATGACGATCTGCAGCGCGCCGTTGGTCTTGACCAGCAGCGGAGCGCCGTTGATGGCCCGAACATCGAGCACGTCCCAGTCGAGCGTACCCGCGTCGATACCTGTCGCCAGTACAACAGGTGGTTGAGCACTGTCGTGCTCAGCGACACGGATATCGAAGGTGAAGCCCGCAAGGGCATTCTTGACGTTCCAGTACACCTCGATCAGCTGCGTGTTGCGCGGCAGATACGAGACGTCGATGACGTCGCCGACGGCGAACGTGTTCTTGCGGGTGTACTCACGCAGCGCAATCGAACCCTTGCACTCCGCGGTGACGCAGCCCGAGCACGGCGTTTCGCCGCACCCAAAGTCGAGACAGCGGGTGATGGCAAACGTCGTCGACGATCGCCGAGCGTCCGGCACGATTTCCTGGTACGGGTCGTATGGAACCGACGGGAGGATGTTCTGGCCGAAGCAGAAGCCCTGCTTCGGGTTGCCCCCAAGGGCGAGGTGGTGACGAGGCATCGAGGTCTCCTTACTGCGCGAAGCGGATGTAGCCGAGGGCGAGGGCCTGCGGGTACATGACAGCGTACCCATAGGACATGACGGTCGAGATATAGGTCTCGAACGGGTTGTCCTTGTCACGCATTTCAGCCGACATCTTGGCCCACGAAGCGAAGGCCGTAGCCATGGGCAGGCCAGCGATCACGTACCAGCACCGGTCACTCACCACGGCGTCGTTAACCGACGGCACGCAGTTGGAGTAGATGATGCGGAACTTGAACAGGTCGGCTGGTGGCTCGCCGGTAGCCGTCGGGCTGACACCCGAGCTGCAGTTGATGGCGCACGCGTTGCGCAGTTCGGACTTCAGCAGGATGTTTTTGAATCGGGTCGGGACAACGATGAAACGACCCGCTTCCGGCAGGCACTGCTCATCCATGACAGATTCAAGATCCGCCAGGAAGTCGATGATGGTGTCCCGGTCGATCAGCTTCGGCTGCCCAGGGGTGCCGAGGTTGTACGCATGCGTGACGACACCAGCCTGCGAGCCCTTGTTGTTGCAGTCTACGTCGGCGACGATGCAGGCCATGATCTCGCAATCAAGCTGCTGCGAAAACAGACGGGACGCCGCCTCAGTCATAGCGGTAAGGTAGCGCGTCCAGTTGGCGATCAGCATCTTGTCGTGATCGGCGATCTTGATCGCGAAGTACTTGGCGGTGCCGATGGTGAAGCTGCAGGTGTCGGCCTCGAAGTTGTCGTACGTGACGACGCCGTCTTTCACATACGGGCGGATCGCCAGACACGGTGGCTTGAGAAAATACACCGTGCCGCCTGGGCCGGTGATCTCATTCAGCGCATCTTTCGAAGTGATCTGCGCATAGATACTGTCGCAGTAAAACTGCTCCAGCATGCGATCCGACTGGATCGGCGGGATCACAAACGTGTTCACGTAGTTGGGATACCCCGGCGCGACCGGGATGCCGTTCTGTGCCTGGGGCATCAGTGTCTCCTGTTATGACCGGCGGTCGTTGACGACCCGGCCCTCTCGTGCTGCTTCGTCGTACGCTTTGCGGATCGCGGCAAACTGCTCAACCGTGATCTGCCCGGCGCGGTACATAGCCGATGCCTGCGCGTACTTGGCCGCGCTGAGCATAGGCTTCTCCTGGGGGGACGGAGTGGGGGCAGCCGCTGCCGGTGGCGCTACGGGCGCCGTCCGTACATGCGGTTGCGCTGTGGGTTGTGGCGCGGCAGAGGCGCGCTGCTGCTTGTAAGCGTCGATGATCGCGGAAACCACGTCGGCAGATCCTGACGTCCATGCAGCCTGCAGGCGCTGGCTCAGGGTGTCTGTCGAGAATGGTGCCTTTGTCTGGAGGAAGGCTGCGAACGCGGGGTCCTTGAAAACCTGCTGCACGTCGGCGTGCCGCTGCACGACCGCAGCGCGAAGCGCATTCTCCTGCGTGGCCTTGAGGGCCGCGGCTGCGTGATCCTGCTGCTCCCGCAGCTGAGCCTCGACCGCAGTAAGGCGCTGCTGCGCAGCCTCGGCGTGGCGGCGCAGCATATCCGCACTCTGCTTCTGCGCGATACGCTCGATCGCACGCAGAAGCGCTGGGTTCTGGAATAGCGCGAGATCATCTTCAGTAAGCTCTGGAGCTTCGATGCCATCTGTCAACGCGGCGGCCCGCTGCTGCTGCATGCGAAGCTGCTGATTGGCTGCTTCAAGCTCTGCGACCTTCGCCGCCAGCGCATTGGACTGATCGGACACAGCACGGAGGCGGGCAATCTCCTCCCGCAAGCCGGAGACCTGCTGCTGCGTGTCCAGCATACGCAGCGCAAGATCCGGGTCCTGACGCTGCAGCGCCCCGAGCTGTTCTGAAGTAAGCGGCGCGGGCGATTCCGCCACAACCGCCACCGACGGGGTAGCCACCGGCGCGGCATCAGCAGCACTGCCGACGGCGAACACGCTGAAGTCGACCGCGCCCTCGGCGGTCATGAAGTTGGATGGGTCCGGCGCCGGCTCCGGCGCCTTGTCTGGCTCCATGGCGCGCACCACCAGATCTTCTGGCGACGGCGCTACGGCGCCTGATTCGCTCGCGGCCTGATGCGCCGCCAGGCGCCGTTGCAAGTCTATGGGGATGGGGGACGCCGCCATTTAACTATCCTGTTTGGTTGCCGCAGCAGCCGCTGCACGTAGCTGTTGTAGCACACTGGCCGCGCCCTGCAACCGGCACGCGCTGTCCCACGAGGCTGCACTGCACAGCGCGTCTCGATACGCCGTGTGCACCTCGGCCAACGCGGATTCGACGCCGGCTGCGACGTGCGCAGGCGCACGTCGCAAGACATCGGTCAGCCTGTCAGTCGACGCTCGTGCGGTCATTTACGCGCCTTGGCGCTGGACACCTTGCCGCCGGAAAGCACCGGCGTGCTGGAGTCCCCGACCTTGATCGAGACGACGTTGTTCTTAACCGCGGGCGCACTCTGTAGAGGCGCGAAAAGCGGCTGGTACGATCCCTGGAACTTGTCTCCGAGCTTCTTCATGCGTCTGCTCCGTATTGTTTGACATGCTTCGCCATAACCGCACGGTGGGGATCGCTGTTTGCCGCGCGATTCGCAACGAGGTCGTGCATCGTGCGAATCGTTTCGTGCTGCCGCTGGCGCTCGTCAGCAAGTGCCGCGATCTCCGCGTCTCGCTCTGTAAGCACCGAAGAAAGGCGCTGCACTTCCTGCTGCAGCGCCGCGATCTCCGCGTCTTGGTCGCTCTCGGCCACCTTGGTCTTCGCCATCACTTATCTCCGTATCGCTTGACGTTGGCGGCGTTCACAGCGTTCGCGTCCACAGCCGCAGTCACGTTCTCCAGGGTAGCCTTTGAGACTGCCCCGACCACGGCTGCCGCACCGACAGCGACCATCTTCGCCGCGTCGACGACGCGGCGATCTTTGGCGGCGCGTGCCGCCGCGGCTCGGGCTTTTTCACAGGGTGGACATGCCATAGGTGACCTCACGCCGATCTAATATCACACGCGCCGCTAGGCGTCTATTCCTTCTGCGCGGACGACGTGCCGATCAATCAGCATCGCCACGATCTGGTCATACTGCGCTTTTGTGGTGTCCAGCGCGGTCTGCAGGGAGGCGATCTGCACGTCGTGAACGCGCCGCTGCTCCGCCATCTGCGCCTCAAGGCGAGCGATATGATCCTTGAGCTTGCCTGTCTCGCCTTCCTTGTCGCCGAATAGGTTCGGCATGGCGGCTGCACCGCCGCCAAGCAACACGCCAAGGATAGTCACGATCAGCTCCTTGTTGTCCGCAGGCACCGGGATGAAAGTCAGGTAGCCGACCATCCCGGTCAGCAGCAACAGCATAAAGAAGCTGGCGATGTAGATCATCAAATCGCGGCGTGTCATGTCATGCTTCATGGAAATGCCAGTAAACCGCCTTGGCGGCGGCAGTCTCGGTCTTGAGCTTTCCGAGCCCGAGACCAAATGCGAGAGCTTGAAGCTCGTTCGCTTGAAAGAAGCGGATCATCTCGGCTTCCGTCATAACGCTGGCGAGAAGCATGTGTCGGCTCGTCGGAAAGCGCGTCGAGACTTTTGACCCGCCCCTTTGAATAGGTAATCTCGATCACGGCGCCGGCACCTTGATGGACCGCTTGCCGTCGCCATGACCGTCGTTGCCATCCTTGTCGAGACCGGCGGCCGCGTTGGCGGCTTCAACGATCTCCGCCAATTCTTCGGCGCGCGCCTTGTCGTAAGAGGTAACCGCCGCGTCCGTCGCAGCAAGATGCTCGTCGTCAGCGGCCTTGAGCACTGCAACGCGCGCCTCGTCGGCCTTGGCGAGCGCGGCCTGATACGCATCAGCGGCGGCCTGGCGGGCGGAGGCCAGTTTTGCCTCCGCCTCGCGCAGTGCCTTGTTGAGTTCGTCGTTGGTCATGATGTCCCTCAGATCAGTGCGCCGCCCGTGTAGAGCGTCTGGCGGTTGGTGTTCGCGGCGGTCAGCGTCACGCTGGCGCTCAGAAAGGCCGCGATGTTGGTGTGGGTGAAGTTGCCTGTGGTTAGCGTTGCCGCGCCGGCCTTGAGCGCGCTGGTCAGGGCGCCGCCGTTATGGGCCAGCGTGCCCCGCTGGACGAGAACGCCAGAAGCGCCGGCAGCCGCACCGGACACCACGTAGGAGCCGCCCGTCACCGCCTCGACGTTGGTGATCGTGCCGCCACCCGTCGAGTTGTTGATGGTGATGACCCCGGCTGTCCGCGCCGAAAGATACTGGACGGACTTCGCTGCCGTGATGCCGTTGAGCGTGATCACACCGGCGTCCGCCGCAAAGAGCAGGACCGCTCCGGTGTTCACGGTGCAATTCGCAAACGAGATTGATCCGTCGAAGCATTTAAGCCTGTTGACGCTCTGCGATCCGGTCGTCCCGGTGAAGCCGATCGACCCGGAAAGGCCGGTAATCTCGCTGTAGTTCAGGATGTTTGCCGGGCCGCTGCACGAGACCGTCAGCGTTCCACGCATACCCATTTCGAGGTCGTTGATCGAATCCGTGACGGCGCCTGTCCCGGTGAACGACGCACGACTGACCGCCCGCATGTTGGCGCGGGTGATCGTGTATGACCTGTCGCCACTCTGCGCATCGATACCGGACGACCCGGTGAGGTCCGACTGCGTAATCGACAGCGCGCCCGTGTGCCGGGCATAGATAAACGAGCTTGAGGCAACGCGCGAAGTTGTGACGCTCAGCGCCCCGCCGCCGACGGGGCCGATCACCCGGATAAGCCCCGACGAATACAGGTTGCAGTCGTTGACCGTGACGGCCTTGCTAGAACCAGCGTCCAGCGTGACGTTGCTCGATGCACCGTCGAGCGTGGTGCGCGTCATGGAGAGCGAGCCGGAACCGGCGTTCGATACCGAAGCAGACTGTTCAGACCGGCAGTAGTTGAATGTGATCGGTCCCGTGCTGGTCAGGCTGATCGTGCCATTGACCTGCGATCCCGTCGCATTGAATGCCCCAGCCCCGCTGTGGCTGATGTTCCCAGCCTCTCGACAGGAAAGCTGGTTCGCGGCGAACGGCCCACCCGTCGCAGGGCGCTTGATGACCATGCCCATGAGGTTAGCGTTCTGGATCTGGAACGCATTCGCCCCAGCCGCCGTGATGGACGAGTTCACCACCTCGTTGTTGCGAAGCAGCGCTGCCCCGGTCAGGCCAGAGAGGTTGACCGTCGAGATGTTCCACTCGTTGTAGTAGTTGTCGCCGCCACCAGTGTACCCTGTGGCGTTGAATGATCCGCCACCCCACCACTCCTGATACCGCCACGACCCGTTAGCGTTCGTGAAGTTCACATTCGCAGTGGTGTGGATGCGGTTGTCCTGCATCGACCCGGTAAAGCCGGTTGTGTTGAACGTTGCGCCGTTCCAGACGGCGATCCGCAGCATCTGAGCCGTGTTCCCGTAGGTCACGGTCCACGTCGAGTTCTCAACCCGGCAGCCGGTATAGGCCGCATTGCCCCAATCGAAATTGGAGACCTCGGCACCGTTCAGGCCCTTGGCAACGTTCCCGCGATTATCGGTCAGTTCCAGAACCAGCGCGCGGTCGATGTCATAGATGCCGGACCACGCCACGTTGTCATAAGTCGTCTTGACCTCAACCCGCATCGCGAGCGTGCTGGCGTCAACCGCCTGCATGTGGATCGTGGTGCCAGCGACAAGCCGCCCCTGCACATGGTCCGTGACCACATAGTCACAGTCTTTGGACAGGCCAGCGGACGCGCGAAGCGCAAGCAGCGCCGCGCGCGTCATCGGTGCCGGGCATGCTGCCCCTGCAGATGGCGGTAGACCCCAGCGCTCTTGAGATACCATTGCCTTGCTCCTACACCCGCGCTACAGAGCAGCCCGCGAACCATAGCCGCGCCGAAGCGCAGCCCGCGAACCGTAGCCGCGCCGAAGCGCAGCCCGCGAACCGTAGCCGCTCTGTAGCGCGGGGGCACATCAGTGCCACCCCGCCAGGTTTTCAGAATCAGTGATGCGAGCCGAAGCGCGCTCAGGATCGTAGCCAGGGTTGTTGGTCCAGATACGATTCCCAGCGCTGCCCGGCGTCGGGGAGACGTTGCCCGGATCGGCGGCATCCCACACGAAGGGCGGGCGCGTGTTGGCGATCTGGAACTTTGAGAAGCCACTTACGCGGTCCCAATATCCCGTGTCCTTGTTCCGCGCGACGAACGCGACCGCAAACCGTGCCGGCTCGACGTTCTTTGAAACCCCGCGAGACGGGCTGGCATAGAACGCATGAGGAGCCCATGTTGACCGGATGATCTTGTCAACCACCCGGCCAGAGGCAAACTGACCCGTGACATTGCCGAACCGCAGCCAATAGGCCGCAAGCGCGGTCACATCGACCACATCGCCGTGAGACAGGCCGCCGAGGAGGATACGAGAAAGGCGATCGGCGCCACCAGACGCCGGCAACGAGCCCAGCCACTGCGACGCGGCATAGGCGTTGCCGCCGCCCTCGATATGCGGGAGCGCTGCCCAACGCGACGGCGACGGATAACGCGACGACGCGCTCTTGGCCTTGCTGTAGCGGAACAGCCGAAGCTCCACCTCGTCGTCAGGCTCGAACACCGAGGCCGGAAGTTCCGAAAGGACCACCTCAACCGGCGCGTCGATCCGCATCGTCGCGCCGTCGAACAGAGTGTATGCGACGAGGCCAGAAGGCCGGGTGCGCAGGCGCAGCTTCGGCGTCGGAAGGCTCAAGCCCCCGATGGCCTGCTGCTGGAATGCCGCTGTCCCGCTCATGGGTGAACCGTCCAAAGCACATCGAACGCGGAATTGCCTTCCGCTTCGATGGTGCTGATCCCAAGGAGGACTTCATTCATATCCGCGTGCTGAGCAACGGACCACGTACGCGTGTCACCCTGCACGAGGAAGTACTTTCCGAGCGGGGTATCGACGCGAACGCGGTCGGGGCCGCCCGGCTTCGTGCCGGCCTTGCGAACGACGACTGTCACAGACTGAAGGTCAACACCGGGCGGCGTCCAGATAGGCCCATTGCCGTTCGGGTCGTAGTCCGCTGCGAGCGCCGGGCTGGCGTAGTTGAAGCCGTAAGTCTCGACTTTGACGCCCGCTGGTACGACCGGGCACGCACCTGGCTCCACAACCTCTCCGGCACCGAGCGCTATTGGGACGCCCGCCGCCGAGGTGTACCGCGTCTTGTATAGTACGGTCTCGCCATTGGCGGCGGTTCGATACTCGCTGTGGATGATAACCGTCTCGGTCGCCCCCGAAGGAAACCGTCGGCACCCGAGGACCTGACCGAGAGCGGCGCAATTCATAGCTTAACCCCAGGTCGAAACGACGCCGACCGGAACGGCCGGGACGCAGACAGGGCACGGACCCACAGCACCGGTCGGCGTGGTCGGAGCGCCCGTGGTCGGGCTGAAGAACCCGAGCACATAGGACTGCCCGTTGTCGAGCGTGGTGGTCCGACGGATGTGGCTGACGCCCGCCGAATCGCAGACCGTCTCTTCGTCGTACTCCAGATCCGCCGCGCACTGCGCGATGGTGCCGGCGACAGTGTACGCAGTCACGCCATCAAGCTGAAAATCGGCTACGACCTCGCTCAGAAGCGCGCCGGTGCCCGCGTTGTATGTGCGCGTGTAGCGGCGAATAAACTGCACGACGGGGGTGGCTGGGTTGCCGTCGGTGTCGTCGCACAGAAGCTGCTGCTCGACGTCGGTCGTAACGACAGGGCACGCGCCCGCGATAACCGACTGCCCGGCCGCCAGCGCGATAGGCGTACCCGCCGCGTCCGTGTAGCGGGTGGCATGGATCTGCGGGTTACCGCTGGCCGCGTCGCGGTACTCGTAGTGGATAACCACCGGCACGCCGGGCTGCCCGGCTTCCACGAGACAGCCGGCAAGGGTGGCGACCTGTTTGCATGCGAGAGACATGTTTAACCCCAAGAGCTAACGACCCCGAGCGGGGCCGATGATGGACATGACGCGGCGGGGCACGAGGCCGTCGACTGCGTGAAGTTAAAGGCCGAGCGCTCCGACATCCCGGTAAGTTCTTCGAAATGGATCGCCACAGCCTGCCCTGGAGGCAGCGCGGACGTGTCGATCTCGTACGAGCCTGGGATAGCCTCGATGTACGTCGTCTGCTCAGATGACAGCGCCGCGAGGCAGCCCCCACGGTACATCGGTGCCGCGTGCGTGTAGCTGGCCCGGCAGGGCTTGCCCCCGGGGGCCGTGCAGGACCCACTGATGCGCAGCAGCAGCGGGACCGTCTGTCCTGGCAGAAGGCCGATCGCAGTAAGACGTACCGGAGAATCGTCGACGACATACGCGGGCGACTGCTGACCGCAAGCGCTGTCGATTGTGTTGTACAAGTACCGCGCAGCCATCACCCCACCATCATCGAAAGAAAATCGCCTAGCGGCGCATCGATCTCACTGACTATGACACAAAGGTCGTCGGCGTCAACTGATCCAGGCACCCCCTGAAGGCGGTACCGGCCCGGCAAGCAGAGCACCCGCGCGCTACCTGGGGCCGTTAGTTCTCCGAGGGCGCCCGCCGGGGTCGACAGCGAAGCCGCAATCTCCGCCGAACCCGAGCCATACAGCATCTCGAAGGCTAACGCCGACCCGGCATAGTTACGCACGTTATGGACCATCACCGGGCGCGATCCGATAGTAATTACGCTGGAGCGCCCTGTGTCCGGGTCAAACACCAGCCGCGCGGGGTCATGCGGTGCCGAGTTCGAGCACGACGGAGCACAGCCCGAGCTGCAGCCCTGTCGTGCGCCGTCGACCCAGCTGCCGGTGTCAACCCCTACGCCCGCCACAACATCAGCCCGCGTACGCCTCAAGGACCGCAGCCGCAGCAGCCTTACGCTGCGCTGCGATCACACCTGCCGGATCGTTCTTGGCAAGTTCGGCGAGCCGGACTTCTTCATCGGACAGCTTGATAGCGACTGGCGACCGGGTAAGCCCCCGTTCTGCCGGATCACCAACCGCAGTGATAGCAACCGGCGTATCGAGGTTATACCAGATCTGCCCCCTGTAATCCGGGCACAGACTCCACGTTCCTGTGGCATCGTTGTAGACCGCTGCGCAGCCCGGCTCAGATGGTGGAGCGACAAGCGTCGCCCTCGCCGGCACGATAAACCGGGCGAAATCGGCGCCTTTCACCCACAGCGGATGCTCGGCTGCGGTGCTCTCAGAAAGAAACACGCCGTGCTCGTCGTAGTTGTAGATTTTCATGGCATACCTCAGTACTTAACAATGAACATCAGCGCGATGTTCGATGGACGGAAACGGATGAAATCGGTCGGCGGTGGATAGCCGCTTTGGCCCGGATTGTTCGCTGGCGTGAACCCCGAAGCAGACCAGTTACGCTCACCGTCCTGTGGCTGGATCATAAGCGCGCCAGCGGAACCGCCAAAGTTACCGCCAAAATACGGAACCGACGTAGCTTCCTGATACGAAAGCAGTGCACGGCCCGTATCGAAGCCAGCGCCATTATCCCACGCACGCGGGAACTTACCGCGCATATCCGGCAGATTTGCCCCGAAGATTGCAGCAAGCGTCGGGAAACCGGCTGTGCTCGCGCCGTTTAGCTCGACCCAGCCTGCGGGTGCGGTGGAACCACCCCACATGGTGATCGTACCCGCCGGGGCTGCGGAGCCACCACCCGCACCGTCGCCGGTCAGCACCCACGACGCACCGTTCCACCAGTAAGTGTTTGCGGGCGTGGTGGACGTATCGACGTACCAACGAACAGGCGCGGTGGGCGCCGCAGAAGGAGCGCCGGCGCCGGAAGACGTCGTATTCACGTTGGAGAGGCCGGACGAAAGATTGGCACAAGACGCAATCGCAGCGCCGATAGCGAGCGGTGCGCCGCCACAATCCACACCAATTACCGCTCCGGGACGGAACGTTGGGTTGGGGTATGTGCCGGTAAGATCGCCGCCGGCCGGACCAGAAGGAGCACCGCCGCCGCCTCCCACGCCATCGCCAGTAAGCACCCACGAGGCACCGTTCCACCAATAAACAGTGGCCGGCGTCGTTGCAGTGTTGACATACCAACGAACTGCACCGGTCGGTGCGGCCGAAGGTGCACCCGCGCCAGACGACGTTGTTGCGAGGTTATTAAGGTCGGCGCACGTAGCAATCGTCGCACCGACGGTGACCGTCGCCCCGCCGCAAGATGTGCCGAGCACTGCTCCGGGACGGAGCGACGGGTTTGGGTACGTGCCGGCCAGATCGCCGCCGGCCACACCAGAAGGCGGCAGCCCTGTTGGGATGTCGGAACAGCGCGCGACCTGCGCGCCGGCAGCCAGCGGAGACCCGGTGCAGTCGAACAACTGCCCCTGTTTGGTGCCGATAGCAACGTTCTGCGCGGCGTCGGCCGCATCCGAGTGCGCGTTTGCATCGGCCACACATGCTGCAATGGCCGCGTTGAGGTCGAGGCACGATACGAACGTGCCGCCAACAGTCATTGCCGTGCCGTCACACGATTGGCCGACGACCGCGCCGGGACGGAGTGCTGGGTTCGGGTATGCGCCGGTCAAATCACCGCCGGCCGGACCGGAGGGTGGCAGTGTGGAAGGGATAGCCGCCGCCAAATCTGCGCATGTGGCGATGGATGCACCAACGCCGACAACGGCACCGCTGCAAGAGACGCCGATTGGCGCTCCAGGACGAAGCATCGGGTTCGGGTATGCGCCGGTAAGATCGCCGCCGGCCGGACCGGAGGGTGGCAGCGTATCTGGAAAAGTAATCGCCGCCAAATCGGCGCAAGTGGCGAGCTGCGTGCCAGAAAACACTGGACTGCCGCTGCACGACGTGCCGAGCAAAACACCAACGAGCGTAGACCCGTTGATGGTTCCCCCCGTAATGGTGGGGTTGCTGAACGTGCCGGCAATGACCGTGCCACCCGTGTTGACTGTCCAATCGGGCGTCGGCCCACAGCTGCAGCAGCTCATTGATGTCTCTCCATATCCTGGGGCCACAAACTGTGGGCGCCCGTATACTGTGATGTCCGATGGTTCCGGGGCTGGATCACCATACGCAACCAGGCGGTACCGCCCACTGGTCGTGATCGTGACTGTTGCACGGGGCATACATATCGTAAGCGGGCAGCAGCCCTGCACGTAGGGCAGAAAAGCGTCGCCTGCGCCGCAACCAAAGACCTGCTCGATGCGGATGCACTGATTCGCTTCGAGGCCGTCGGCTGTCAGAACGATAGGGCGGTCGCCGACTTCGAAGTGGTGGCTCTCGGCGGCGCTCCAGTCGGGGCCAAAAAACACCCACCCGTTCTTGTAGTCCTGCGGCGAGGCGCAGCTACGGTGGCAGCTCATGGGCGCCTCGCTTCATCTACGACTGCCCGACAGAGGCGCTTGATCAGCGTCCACCCGGTGTCAGATTTCTGTGGAACGAACAGCAGCGGGTCATGCCAGTACAGCGTCCGTCCGCGGTTGGTCCGCGAATAGCCCCGTCCGTTATAGACGTTCCGGCGGCCGGTCGTCGTGAACAGCACAGCGAAACGTCCGTCTGGCATCAGCTCGACGACCGTGCCCACGCCGTAAACCACGTCGTGCACCGTGTCCCTCAAAACTACTGGGTCTCCGTCCAGCGATGCCATCGTCATCCTACGTCTGTCGGTACCCTCACCAGGTCCGCCGGATCGGGCGGGGTCGCGCTTCGCGCGTCCAGGCTCGGTACCGGTGTTCCCGGTGCTGCCGCATTTGGGGGACTGCTGGCGACAGTTTGTGTATCATCAGGCCCGACAGCGCGCAACTGCTTTTCGCGCGCGGGGTCGGGGACAACCTTGTCCGGGTCAAAGCCCAACGAGCTGACCACTTCGCGCACAAGATACTGCACGCCCTCGCGTGTGACCGTGCCGTCCGAGCGCAGCGGTACCGCGATCTGCAGCGCTTCGACCGCGTTGCCTCGTGTCAGTTCCCGCTGTAGCAGCCCCTGCGATCCCTGCGCAACGACGCGCACGTCGACCTTGTCTTCTTCCGGTACGCCCTTCTCTGTCATCAGCGCCATGTACACGTCGCTGACCATGGGCTCGATCACGTTCGAATCAATATGGCCGAGCACCGCCTTCAACCCCTTGGCCGCATTGCCCATCAAAAGTGACAGGCCGCCCAGCGTGCGGCCCGCACCCGCAGTCTGTGGGTTGCCCAGCGCGTATGCTGGGATGCCCGAGACATCGTCGGCAAGTTTGAGGAACGCCGCATGTACAGCGAGCAGCTGCTGCGCGTAGGAGGGAATCAGCTGGAAACGGAGCGCCGGACTGCGGTTAGGCACGAGCGGGTCGTTCTGCGCGCCATACATCCGCCCAGGCACAATCTGCTCGATATCGGCTTCGCCCTCAAGGCGGTTGCGGTCATACTCGCCGATGGGTCCTGCGCTGAATGCCAGATTACGGGGCAACGCGCGCATGACCGCGTTGCACATGCGCTGCACATCGGAAAGTATGTCCGGGAGGGACCGACCCCATACGCTGCCGGGGATCGGCGCAAATGACGCCACCCGGTATGGGCGCCGCCCCAGCAGGTTCGGGTTACGAATCACCCGAAGCACGATACCCTCGCAGACCCACGCCTCGACCTCCGGGTGCTCACCAACCCCGACCGCAATCCCTGCCTGCGCCATCAACTCTGACGACAACCGCCCGTTGTAGATGATCACGCGGTACTCGGCGTCGGGGGCGACAGAGGGCGCCATGGTCTCTGTGGCCTCAACCGGCGTCCCGGAGACCGCCAGCGTCTGGCTGCCAAGAGGGTGCTGCGCCAGCAGCGCGTCCACCGCAAGCGCGTCCGTGCCGTCGATTGCCTTGGCTTCACGTAGGTCCGTCGCTGACATGCGCGCGACCTCGATCTCGTACGACCGGCTCGGGCCAGGGTAGTAGTCCTCCGGCGCCACGCGAGATATCCGATACTCCGGGACAGCCACGGCGGCGAGGCGTCCGTCTTGCCACTTGAGCCGCTTGCCGACGGCGATATAGGGACCCTTCACAATCGCCGCCGGATAGATCATGATGTCGAGGGCAAAGCTCTCAAACGCCGAGCGCCAGCCCGATTCGGTGATCCGGTCGTGGATGCGCTGCTCGACGCGGATCGCCGCAGCTTTCGCCAGCTCTTTCGCCCGCTTCAGTGCTTCGTTCTTCAGCCGTGACGCCCGCTCCTCAATTTCAGCCGGGATAGCGGCGGCATCGGGACCGTACTGCGCCGCAACATCGGCGTAGAGGCGCTCGACAATGGCGTCCTCCGCCGCAGGCGGAAGCTCCGGCATCGGGGTCGGTTCGATTGTGAACGGCTTGTCTTTGGCATTCGCCAGGATGTCGAGCAGCCAAGCCCGACCACCGCGGGCTTTCGTTTCCGTCACCCCGCTATAGATCGCGTCTGCTGCGCCCTCGCCGGCCTCCATCATCAGCGCGATCTCGCGCGGGCTGAACTGCTTGCGCAGGGCGCGCATGCCTGCAGCAACCTGCTCGTCGATGCCTTCGGCTGCCCGACGCGACGCCGCCTCGTGGTACCGCGCCTCGATGTACGCGGCCAAGGACTCGACGCGCTGCTCCTGCGTATAATCCACAAGGTCCTTGGTAATGTCCGCCAGCAACTGCTCGGCCGCTGTCGGGCGTGCGTCATCTTCAGCCATAGTAGTACCTCCTGCGTCGCGCCCCCGCGACCATATCCGATATACCACCCTCCGTCACCATATGTGCCTGTGGCGCAGGAACCACCCGGCTACCCCGTGCCATGGCCTCCGCGTGCGGCCGGTAGTGCATCATGGCGGCGTACTGTAGAGCGTCGTGCACGTCGCTGTGCGGATGGTTCTTCTGCGGTTCCTCGGCGTACCCCTCGCTGCCTGGCCGCTTCTTGAAACGGTACCCACCCTCGAAGCCCTCGATCAGGACCGGGCACGTATTCTTGTCGATCAGGAACCGCCCCATTCGCGTCAGGTAGTGGCTGACTGCATCGCGGCGCGTCTGTATGTCGTTGGTGAACGCAGGCACAATCGGAAGCCCAGCCATGCGCACAACCTGGAACGCGGTCTTCTGAGCCAGCGAGCTGCGGTTGATGCCCGCCGGGTCACCAACGACCTGAACCGTCATGCCCGGAAACCGGCGCGCGATCTTCGGCAGAACGAACTGCGATAGAAACTCATCCAACGTGAGGTCGGGCGGGCAATCTTCGTCGAGGACGTTCAGGCCACCCATCGCCCCTGCCTGCGTATAGACCGCCGCCGGGTTCATGCCCCAGTCCAACCCAATAACCAGCGGCAGGTGGCGTGCAACCTGTATTGGGCCGTCCGAAACGTGAGCCCGCCGTGCCCACGAGCTTTCGTAGACAGGCCGCCCATCAAAGATAGCGCCATACTCACTGAGCACCAGTACGTTGATCTTGCGCCGAACTCGCTCGTCGTTGCTGGTGACCATATCAAAATAGTACTCGTATCCCCCCGGGAGGTGCTCGATATTCTCTGCTTCGGGGTTAGGGTCGTACTTCCCGTCTGGCCGACGCAGCAACGCCGGCGGCTGAAGAAACAGCTCGTGGTTGTCTGGCGGGTCCTTTTCAAAAGCCTCATACAGCCAGTGCCGTGTCGTCGGCATGTTGCTGTCGATAATGATGCCCCGCCACGGCTGACGATCCCGCGGGTAGTCGTTACCCCGAAACCGCAGACGGCCGATAATCTCAACGATATGGTTGGCTTCAATCAGCGAGGCTTCGTTCAGCCAGCACCCGGTGAGCTCCAGCGAGCGCAGGCGCTTCACTGCATCCTCGCCGTCGAGCGGCATGAACTCGACTTCGAGGTGCATGGTCGTGCCGTCGGGCAAACTCTGCTTGGCCTCGTAAGTGATCGGGCTGCCGAACCGGAACCGCCCCAGGTGGCCCAGCCAGTACTTGAATGTGCGAATCGTTGTCGACTTGAGCTCGGCGTAGGTCGAGCGCGCAACCAGCCATCGGCTGTGACGCACCCGCCCCTCGCCCAACGGGGGCACGCGCATCGCACGCGACAGGATCTCAAGACAACAGGTCGACGACTTGCCCGAGCCTACCGGCCCGAGAATAGCGCGCACCTTCTTGTTGCTCTCGTGAAAGCGCAGCATCGTCGGCGCAGGCGTGTAGACCCGTTTATCGTCTGCCGCCGTCGGTGCTGCGTCGATCGCATCGAGCTCCGGGTCCTTGGACCCGGCCGAGGTTTCGCCTGGAGGGGCCCGCCGCCGGCGCCGTGGCTGCGCCGTTTCCTCTGGTACCGGTTCAGCAGCAGCCGCTGCCGGCGGCGGCGGCATCTCGGGCTCCGGATCGCCGTATTCTTCCACACCGAACGGGGCGTCCGGGCGCGGCCCCCGCGTGGCGCGCACCAGCGATTCGACAGACGCTTCTGTCCTCTCCAAGACCCGCGCTTCGTCGAAGATGGACGGAGCCTGCGCTGCCGCCAGGTTCTGGCGCAACCGCTCAGCATGCACGCCGCGGATCTGCAGGCGCTCGATCATTTCCTCGACGATAGGGTCCCTGCCCGGCTTAACCGCCATCGTACGCCCCGTCGTCCAGCACGAAGTCCCGCGAACGCAGCTTCACCGGTGGCGGGTGCGTGTCCGGTGCCGGGTCTGCCAGAATTACCGGTCGGTTCTCGGGCAGGGCCAGCACTTGCGCCAGCCCAGGCATGTTGGATGCCAGCATGATCGTCGCTGCTGCGACATCCTGTGGCTTGGCCTTGCCCGCGTTCCACTGCGCCGGGTTAACCGCCTGCGCCACCTTCTGGAAGTGCCCGGCCAGCGCAACCTGCACCGCGGCGTCCTCCTTGCTGCCCGGCGGCGACGACAACACCAGCTCAGCCTTCAGCATGTTGGCTTCGGCCGCGGCCTCGTTGGCTGCCTGCGTCACCGCGCGAGGCAGCCCACCCCACCACTCGCGGAGCACCAGCGTCGACACGCCCAGCTCACGCGCGATCTCGATCAGCAGCCGACCCTGCGCCACTTCCTCGGCGACGGCGTGCATGCCTGCAGCCTCAAGCCGGGCCAGCTGCGCCTCTCGATCCGTTACAGGTGCACGGGGTAGCACGCCTCGATCAGCAAAAAGCTGGTCGTAGTTGGTGTACGCCGCTGCGGCGCTCGGGCGCACGGAAAGCCCGCCTTCGCCAGAAAGCGTCAGGCTGTCGACAACAGCCCTCCTACTTTTGCGCCCCACGCCCTGCGCCGCCATCAGGATTCTCCGCAGACTCGCGCATGCACGGTGTTCGCCCGGAACGCCTGCTCTTTTGTCGCCTCGGTATCTTTCACGGAAACATGCAGCGGCAACGCGACAGAGTACGCCTTGCACAGGTCCGGCGCTCGCGTAACCGAGCACCCGCTGACCACCAACAGCACTAGCGGCACCAGCGCCCTGTTGATTCGCCTCATCGTCAGTCCTCCCGCAACCAGCCCTTCGACTTCAGCGCATCGTCGACCGGACGCGCCCGGAGATCTCTGTCTGCCTCGGCGACGCCGTCCAGCGCGCGCTCCAGCGCTTTCTGCCCCTGCCGCGCGTTGGCGTGCTCGACGCTCTCCTGACCCTGACTGTATGTCCACGCCAGCAATACAACCAGGAGCAGCATTGCGGCTGCCATACCCGCGATGCGTGGGTGCCGCAGCACCCATAGCCCGATGCTTACAATCATAGCATCCACTCATCAAGAGCACGCATCATACGGTGCGCCGCGACATAAAGTGCGTGGTTGTGGTCCGCGTTGGTCGACTGCGATGTGGAAGCAAATACTGTCTCACCCGCCGTGCCTTCGAGCACTACCGCCGCAGCGAAGGCGCGGACCTTGCCCTGCTCAGCAGCGCGCAGCAAGTCGCGGATCTTGGTGACCACCATAGGATTGACCGGGCCGCCGACCAAGGTATCATCGTCACCAACACTCTCGTCCGCGCACAGTCGGTGCAGTGGTGTCACGTTGTCCTTCATCCCCGCAACGCGTCCTGATCGCGGTACAGCCTGGCATAGGCGATCCACACCAGACCGCCGACCATAATGGCCGCCAGCAGGTAGTGGACCCACGTCCCCTGCTCCAGAAAGCCCTCAAGCGTCTCGTACTTGTCCGCGATCAGGGACGTCGCGGACACGGCGACTGCCCCCGCCGCACCGAGCGTCGTCGACTGAACTGGCGACTTCGAAGACGATGGAGGCGTCGGCTCCGCCCGCAGATTCGCAATCTCGTCGGCGGATGTCTCTCCCGGCGTTTGAGCCACTCCGATGTCCGCGGATACCGTAGGGACAGCAGAATAGCGCTTGCGCCTGATTCGCCCTGCCTGACGCCACAGGTCCCCCTCCGCCCTGCGGCGGCGCAGCAGACCCGCGGTCACCTTCGGATTCCTCGGGTCACACCAGCGCAGCAGTTCGTTCGGCACGGAATCATAATCACCCATGTTCAACCAGCGCAGCAGTCGGCTGTTGGCGAACGCGGACGGCCCGACGTTATAGACGAAGCCCACCAGCGCATCGTACTCTCCCTGCAGCAGGTGGACGCGCACGAGCTCCTTGATCTTCGCACCATAGATGGCGCGCACCGTGCGCCGCATGTACTCCGTCGCCTGCTCATGCGTGATCGTCATGCCCGGCTCGACCGGGACACCGGAAGCGGCCGTCGTACCGTAGCCGATGGTAAGGATACCTTTCGGATCCCGATACGCGCGCAAGCGCAGCCCCTCGAAAGCCTTGAGGTGATCTTCCCCTTTGGTGCTTAGCTCCAGAGAAGCGTTGCCTGGGTGTCCAATCTTCGCCATGTCATACCCCGTCAGCGTTGTCCTGTACCGGAACGATAGCACAGCTCCGGCGCCGACGCGAGACGGCTTGCGCAGCTGCGCGCTTGTTCTTCGTGCGCCGCTCCCGCTTGACCTCTGCGGCTCCAGGATCCAGCTCTGCGATCATACCTGGCGGCACCCATACCAACGGCGGAACACCATATGCCGCGCTGTCTGCCTGCGTCAGCAGCGCCCCTGAGGTGACGTCAGTCAACCAGATAAACCACGCATATTCGATAACGCCGCCTCGATATTCCCCAGGCTCAGGGACGTACCCGTCGGGGAAGATGTCTATCCGCTCGCTGAACACCAGGATCTGCGTCGGCGGCGCATCAGCGTAGACATCTTTTGCCCGCGCCTGCCCACCCAACGCACCGATTGGGAGAAACAGCGCCAGCATGGCGCCTGGCACTCCGACTATCCATTTCAGGCCGACGCGCATGAACGCCGTCGCCAACGAGAATGGCGGGTTGGTGATAATCACCCGCGGCCGCAAGCGCAGGTCATCCGGCGGGTCCTGCATCTTTGTGAAGTCAACCGGCCGGGGGAAGGTCATGCCTTCCCTAGGGTAGACGTCCGACGACACCACCTTGGCCGTCACCGCACGCAGCTCGTCGACCAGCGCCATCGACCCGCAGGCTGGCTCCCACGCGGCGCCCCGCCCCCACACCCCGACCGTGTACGGCTGGCCGACCAGGTGACGGAGCAGAGCGCGCGTGGCTGCCCGAGGCGTTGAATGAACAACGCTCGGGTCTTTCTTCTTTGTCGTGACGATCGCCACGACGTGTCAGTTGGCGTCGGTCGAAGGCTCGACCTGGTGGGCGTCGATATCGACGATCAGCCCGGTGAGGGTACGCCGCATCTGCAGCGCGCGGTTGGCACCGTTGAGGACGGCCATCACCTCGTTCACGCGTACGGTCGCTGCCGGGTCATTCTGTGCTTCGCGCATCAAGTGCCCCGCGTAGGCCGCTGCCTTGCCGATAAACTCCTGCAGCAGCTCCAGCGAAATGGCCGTGTCAAGAAAGTGGTTCGTGGCAAGCGCCGACAGGTTGGTGCTGTGGTAGAGGGTCGGGTTGCCATAGGCGGGATCGACGGGGATCATAGGGAGCTCCTGTGTGCACGGCGTTGGTGCCGCGTCCAGTCGGCTACACGATTGCAGTTCTGCTGTCAACGGTAGCAACGAGGCCCCGCCGAGCGGAGGTCTCGGCGGGGCCTGCACGCGGGAGTGGCGTGCGCTCCTGGCAGAAGCCGCCTTAATCTGGATTGCGCCGGCTCTAATGTCAACACGTCGCGGCGTGCTTGGCGCCGCGACGTGTGATCTGCGGCGTGGCCGGGCTGGGGCGTACTGCAGCGCCTGGTACTCTGCACATGGCCGCGGTCGGTGTCAAGCGGCGTGGTCGGAGCGGCAGGATTTGAACCCGCGACCCTCTGCTCCCAAAGCAGACGCGCTACCGGACTGCGCTACGCTCCGAAATGAGAAGACCGCGACGTGCCAGGGCAGAGGTCGCAGCCATAACCATCCGAGCGTACGCCGCGGTCTCGGTCGTGTCAAATGCCCTGGCGTAGGCCGCCATTTTATTTTTTGGTTCACACCGCGATTCGGGGGTGGGGTAGCTCTTGGTCCTGTGGGGTGGTGCGGGTGGTGCTGCGTTGGCCGTAGCGGTGCGGCGGCGGATGGCGTGGGCTTTGGTGGACAGCGGTAAGGGAGTGCGCGCGGTTTAATGTGTTTCTGCGGCCGGGGGGACCCAAAAACCCCGTTGGTCCTTGTCACCCCGTAGCACAATCGCCAGCACCACAAGGCCGCGCTATGCAACCTAGGCGCGCATCGGCCCTGCCCCTCGATGATTGACGCAACCCCGCGCCATGTTGCGGCGCAACAGTCTCGCGGCGGGAATCGGCGATTTCCCAAACACAACCGAGGGAATCGGCGATTCCCAAGCACAACCCAGGAGCGCAAAAATAATCACGCCATGGCGCGACAATATGTTGACATTGACCGCGCGAATCGCTAGGATGTTTTCACGGTCAAAGCCTAGCCATGACGGCAGGCGCCGCTAAGCCCCTGAGGTTACACCATGTCGACTCTCTCTCCACTCGCATCTGCTTTCGTCACCTTTCACAAGGCCGAAGGCCGCGCCGAAAGCGCGCTTCGCGCCGCGCTTAAGGCGGACGCTGGCAACATTGATTTGCGCCCGCTGGCGACCGGGATTGTCCTTATTGGCGGTGCCAAGTGGGCAAGCGCCAATGCCAACACCAATGGTGCGATGTTCTTCAGCCGCATCCTCGATGCGGCCAAAAGCGCGGCAGATGAAATGGGGCTGGAACGCGACGCGCGTAAGAATTTTATGAATCCGCTCCGAGCAAAGGTACAGCGTGCAATCGTCACACTCTCAGGCATTAACCCAAAACTAGTCAAGAAAAGCGCCAAGCCTGCCAACAAGCCGGCCCGTGCCGGCGCGACGAATGACCCGCGTCCCGACGCATCCGAGGCGGGTGCAAACGAGAGTGCCGCCACGGTGCGCCACAAGATTGAGATGGCTGACATTCTCCTGACACTCGCGACGCTGGAACGCCTCGCGGTCGCAAAGACCGCCGCCGACAAGCGCGACCTTGGAAAGTCGATTGCCTTCCTTAAGGCCCTCGCAGCGTAATAGGCGCCTGATCCGCGGCACAACCAGCCACGCCACGGCACCCGCCTTGGCGTGGCTTCCGCGCGCCTATAGCACGCCTGGGAATCGGTGATTCCCCGTTTTTAAGGTTGCATAAGGTTGCATTGCGCTTTGCGCGTATTTGTTTCGGTTCCGTTACTGTTGCTGCAATGTCTGCATTTGCGCGGACGAAATAGCTTTGCGGAGTGGTGACTCCGGCATGGTGTAGGAAATGCGGTGGTGGGGTATATTAGCGACTGCTAATATAATGTTACGATTTTTAACATCATTTTTCAAAGGCGTTTCCGGCGTCCCGTTCACGAGCGATGTACACATCGCAACACAACCACGCCACCAAAACCAGACAGCACCTCCTCCACCACTCCTGCACTAAAAACAAACACATAACCTAAAACACTATAACTCTATCTCTATATAAAATTAAATACCCCCTTACTTCTCTTTAAAAAAAACCATATTACACATGACGCGTAGGCAATAGCCCTACTACACATGCACGGGCGGTGGCTTCCCTCGCGTACGCGCGTACGCGCACACATACGCGGCATGTGTAATAGGTTTTTTTTTAAAGAGAAGTATGGGGATGCGAAAAAAGCCACAATCCCGCCCGGACACAGCAACCACCTAACCCTATGTTTTTAATAACCCGTATCGGTACGACAGCAAAAATCAGCGCGCAAATTTTCGTTGACCGGTTTTGTTGCGGTGTGTACATCGCTTAAACAGAAGTCGGAAACGCCGTTGTTTTTATTGACCCCACAAAACAACGTGTTGTTATCTTGCCACAATTTCGCCATACACAATTACAGGTTGCAGACTTTTCGCAGACCACAACCCGGAGCCAGCAAATGCCCCGCAACCCACCGCCGGGAATCACCGATTCCCACAGCACGGAAACCTCGATCCGTGCCGCCCGTGCCGCGCTAGCCCGTGCCCTTGCCGTGGCCGAAAAATCCCGGCAGGCCGCCGTCTCCCGCATCGCCCGCAAACAATCCGCCCTTCGCGCCGCCCGTGCCGACGCCACCGCCGCATCCCGCAAAGCCCGCCATGCCCGCACCGCTGCCGAGGCGGCTGCCCGCACCGCTGCCAAAGCCCGCGCCGCGCTGACCGACGCCGAGGCAACCCTGTCCCGCCTCAACGCCGAAATTGCCCGCCTCAACGCCATCCGCGGAACGACCCGCGACCCATCCGCCTACCGTGCCGCTGCCCTCGCCCGCATCGCCCGCCGCAAGGCCCTCGATGCCGCTGACCAACCCGACGCCGAAACACCATCCAGCCCCACTCTTTCCGCCATCTCCGACCACCTGGCCGCCAAGGAAAACCGCACCCACCCACACAAACAGCCCCGCCACGGCCCTCATCCTTCTCCGTTGACGCCTCTCACACAGGACCGCTACCCACCTAGCCCAAAAAATTCTCCTGTCTCCACGGGCCTCCCTGCGGACCATATCGCCCGCCTGTCCGCTATCGCTGCCGCTGACCGACCTGACGAAAAAACCCTCGTCCGGCACCTCGATGACCTCGACCGCCGGCGCAACCGGGCCAGCCCGCTGAACTGGCGGGACGTGGGCGACCTCGCGCACCTGACGGCCTACCTGCCGCCGGCGGTTGCCGTCGCTTTCGCAGCCCGTGCCTACGGCCCTGCGGTCGCTGCCGCCGTGCGTGTCCTGCGCCTGCCGGGCAGCGGCGCTGACCGCCGCACCATCGCTGCCGCCGTGCCGAATCCGGCCTATGATCCGGCCGCCTGCGTCCCTCCATACGGCCACCTGCACACGTACCGCCACGCCCGCACGGTGTGGCAGGCCGACGGGCTGACAGCATCAAAAGTTGCCGATCCGCGCGAACCAGGCGTCCGGCACGACCTCGCCCAGCGCGCCGCCGACGAGATCCGCACCGCAGCTCTGCGCCGTCAGCGGTCTCATTGACAACCTGTTGTTTTTGGTGTAGTCTGTATAAAGATCAGCAGAGCAGGTCCGGCCAGGTAACTGGCTGGGTTACCTGATGGGAATCGCCGATTCCTATAGACGGAGGAGAGCCCGCCATGGGGTTGATGCATTTCTGTGTTCGAGAATCGTTTGAACAGACGGCGTGCCGTATCCACGTCGAGCCTGCGGCGCGCCGGTGCGACGTTGTGGTCACGGTCGGCGGGCGCATCGTTTGCGTGGCGGATGAAACGAACCCGACGTTTCGGTCTCTCACGCCGACGGAATGGTATGACCCGCCGACGTGGGCGCGTAAGGCGCGGGCAATCGCTGCGCAGCAGAGCAAGATCGTAGGGGAATCGCCGATTCCCACAAATAACGGAGAACAAGACAATGACCATTGATGAGTTCGACGCGTATCTCACGCAAGCCACGGGCAATTCCGCCCACCAGCCCCGGGAGGGTTTCATGGCTCCGACGTTTCGCATCTTCGTTCGCACCGCTGAAGGCGCCGAGTTTCAGGCTTTCACTTGGTGCCGGGACGAGGCATCTGGCATCGCTCGCGCTTGGCGCGAGGGCCGCGAATTTGGCCACAACGTGGCCGCCGTCTGGGCGGAGGCGATCTGATGATTGACTACGTCACCATCGAGATCGGCTCCGGCGGCTCAACCGTGATGGTCGAGCCGGAGCTTCGAAAAGGGCTTACTCGCCGGGTGTTCCGCCGCATGTTGGACGGCTCCCTTGAATGGGCCGCCTACGATGATTGGCGGACGCACAACGAGCGAGCCCGCTTCTTCGGCTTCGCCTCGCGCGACCTTCCCTCCTCGATGACCTCCTGAAAGGAGCCCGACATGCATAGCGTTCTTCGCCCCAACTACCGCCGCGCTCGCGCCCTCGCCTTGGAGATCGAGGCCGCTCGCGTCCATCTGGACGAGGCGCTAGGTGACCCTTCATACACCCTCGACGACATCGAGGATTTGAAGGCCGAACTACATCACTTGGAGCGCGAGTTCTCGCTAACCGGCGTGACTTCGGAGTATGACCTGTGAGCGGCCATCATCCCGATCCGCTGTCCGACATGCTCAGCAAGCCGCACGAATTGGACGGTCGGTTCGAGCGCGAGGCGAAGACTGTCACCACGTGTATCTCGGATGCCGCGCTTACCTCAATCGCCGTCAGCCTTAAGCGCATCGCAGATGCCATGGACGGCGGCGATGCCTCTCAAGGCATCCAGAACAGCCTTTTCTTCCTCGAACAGAAGATGCATGGGCAATGAGCAAGTCCACGATCTCCACGTTCGAGCTTTTCCAAATGTTCCCCGACGCGGAAGCCGCGCGGGTCTACATGGAGGGTAAGCGGTGGCCTGACGGCGCCGTCTGCCCGGCCTGCGACGAGGCCAAGCGGATCACCACGCGCAAGGGCGGCTTCTACCGCTGCAATACCTGCAAGACGGACTTCACCGTTCGCACCGCGACCATCTTCGAGCGCAGCCATATCCCGCTGCACAAGTGGCTCTACGCCATGTATCTGCAGGTCACGGCCCGGAAGGGCATTTCCAGCCTTCAACTGGCGAAGCAGATCGGGGTCACGCAGAAGTCCGCGTGGTTCATGCTTCAGCGGCTCCGCGAAGCCTGCGGCAATGACCCTACCGTCCTGCGCGGGTTCGTCGAAATCGACGACCTGATCGCATGACTGAAATCCTGAAAGCCCTCGACGCGATCACCAGCCGCGTCCTCGCCTACCGTCCGAAGGACAAGGGGGTCGCCGCCACCAAAATGCGGGACCAAATCAAAAAGGCGGAAAGGAAGGCGAAACGTTTCGGAAGGCGATGGGAATCGCCGATTCCCCCAAATAAAGGAGAGAGGGCAATGACCCTTGACGAGTTCGATGCATACCTCACGGCGCACAGCGTGCAGTTCCGCCGCGAAGGCGCGGCTTTTACAGTGGAGGGCTGGCTCAACCTGCGCTCCCTCACCAGTCTCCCCGCAGGCGTCAGCCTATCGGCGGGGGGCTGGCTCGACCTGCGCTCCCTCACCAGTCTCCCTGAGGGCGTCAGCCTATCGGTAGGGGGCTGGCTCGACCTGCGCTCCCTCACCAGTCTCCCTGAGGGCGTCAGCCTATCGGCGGGGGGTGACCTCGACCTGCGCTCCCTCACCAGTCTCCCCGCAGGCGTCAGCCTATCGGCGGGGGGCTGGCTCGACCTGTCCTCCCTCACCGCCCTCCCCGAGGGCACCAGCCTGTCAGCGGGGGGCTCGCTCGACCTGCGCTCCCTCACCAGTCTCCCCGCCGGCGTCAGCCTGTCGGCGGGGACCTGGCTCGACCTGTCCTCCCTCACCAGTCTCCCTGAGGGCGTCAGCCTA